ATGAAATATGATTATTTAGTAGTAGGCTCTGGCCTTTACGGAGCCATTTTTGCACATGAAGCCAAAAGTCATGGAAAATCTGTTTTGGTTGTAGACAAGCGTCCGAATATTGCGGGTAATATTTACACTGAAAATATTGAGGGTATCAATGTCCATAAATATGGAGCACATATTTTCCATACCAACAATAAAAAGGTTTGGAACTATATCACGCAATTTGCGGAATTTAACCGTTTTACCAACTCGCCTGTAGCTAATTATAAGGGTGAGCTGTACTCCCTCCCATTTAATATGTATACTTTCAACAAGATGTGGGGTGTTGTGACACCAGAGGAGGCTGCTGCAAAAATTGAGGAGCAACGAAAAGAGATTACTGGTGAGCCCAAAAACCTTGAAGAGCAGGCTATTTCTCTCGTTGGTCGTGACATCTATGAAAAGCTCATCAAGGGATATACTGAAAAGCAGTGGGGGCGTGACTGCAAAGAGTTGCCGTCCTTTATTATCAAGCGTCTTCCAGTTCGTCTGACTTTTGATAACAATTACTTTAATGCACTTTATCAGGGCATTCCTGTTGGTGGTTATACCAAGATGATTGCTAATCTACTGGATGGTATTGAGGTTCGTTTGAACACAGACTATCTGGAAAATAAGGCTGAGTTTGATGCATTGGCTGACAAGGTTGTATACACTGGACCGATTGATGCTTACTTCGATTATAAGCTGGGTACGCTGGAATATCGTTCTGTCCGTTTTGAAACGGAAACTTTGGATAAGCCAAACTTCCAAGGTAACGCTGCGGTTAATTACACCGATCGCGAGACACCGTGGACCCGCATTATTGAGCATAAATGGTTTGAGTTCGGTAAGGATGAGAACGGTAATGATCTGCCGAAGACTATCATCAGCCGCGAGTATAGTAGCGAGTGGAAACCCGGCGATGAGCCATACTACCCGGTCAACGATGCCAAGAATGGTTTACTTTATTCTGAGTATAGGAAGTTGGCAGATGCAGAAAACAAGGTGATTTTTGGCGGTCGTCTTGGCGAGTATAAGTATTACGACATGGATCAGGTCATTGCTGCTGTATTGGATAGATGTGAGATGGAATTGTAAAATGGAACACAATATTATAAGTAAAGAACAAAGTTATATAATTAAAGGCTTTGCAATTCTATTGATGCTTGTACATCATTTCTATACATTCCCAGCATGGATTATTAGTGGGGGGGTACGAGCCCAATTTAAGATTTGCATCGCTGTTTAATTCACCAACAAAGCTATGTGTTTGCATTTTTGCGTTTATAAATGGTTGGACATTCGCTTTCAAAACTGTCTCATGGAAAGAAGCACTTTTGAAAATTAAAAAGTTACTGCTGAATTATTGGTGTGTGGCAATTCCTGCATTCATTATTGCAGGGACAGTATGTGGATATTCATTATCCGCACAAACGATTCTAAAAGAACTACTGGGGTTAAGTAGCTCTGTGATGATTTTTGCATGGTATGTTCCATTTTATTGCGTTTCCATTCTCGTAATGGTTCCTTTGCAAAAACTCATGAGCAGGAATGTAGGAATTGGAGTAGTGTTTGGTGTAATACTCCCAATTGCAGTCTTTGCAATTTTGAAAAAAATGCCGTTAAGTAGCGAGATTGGAATATTATTTAATAACCTAAAACATTGGTTCCCGTGTGTCTCAGTCGGTTTTATGAGCTATAAATATAACCTGCTAGGAAAAATTGATGGTTACCTAGAAAACGTGAATAAGAATATTGTGTCAATTCTCCTGATTGTATTATGCTTTGTTGGACGGTACTTTGTTTCGGCGTTGGATTTTGCTTACTGCCTGTTTCTTACATATGCAATCATTAATCTCAAAATTAATGAGAAGTCGATTGCTGGAAGATTTATAGATTTGTGCGGAAGAAATTCATCTAATATGTGGTTCTTACATTGTCTGTATTTTGCGGAAGCAACGCGGAACACTATTCAACCTTTGGCGTTCTTTGCAAGGAATCCAATTTTAATTTATATTGTTGCAGTTTTTGAATTGATTGTATTGTCGGAAATAATAGATGCAATTAAGTCAAAAGTTACATCGAAAATACTTTGAAGATTATTATAGTAAAACATAGAGGAAAAGAAAAAATGAACACGACATTACTTATCATGGCGGCCGGAATCGGCAGCCGATTTGGAACAGGAATAAAACAGTTGGAGCCAGTCGATGATGCAAACCATATCATCATGGACTACTCAATCCATGATGCGATTGAGGCTGGCTTCAATCATGTGGTATTTATCATCCGTAAGGATATTGAGAAGGAGTTCAAAGAGGTCATCGGTGATCGTATTGCCTCTATTTGCTCATCTCATAATGTAACTGTGGACTATGCGTTCCAGGATATTAACGATATCCCGGGAACTCTGCCGGAAGGTCGTACTAAGCCATGGGGAACCGGTCAGGCCGTGCTGGCAGCGAAGAAAGTCATCAAGACCCCGTTCATCGTGATCAATGCAGATGATTACTATGGCAAGGAAGGCTTTAAGGCTGTCCATGAGTATCTGGTGAATGGTGGCAAGTCCTGCATGGCAGGCTTTGTGCTGAAGAACACTCTGTCCGATAACGGCGGCGTAACTCGCGGTATCTGCAAGATGGATGAGAATGGAAACTTGACTGAGGTTGTGGAAACCAAGAACATCGTAAAGACTGCAGATGGAGCAGAGGCAGACGGTGTGGTTGTTGATGTGAATTCTCTGGTTTCCATGAATATGTGGGGCTTGACTCCTGATTTTCTGGATGTGCTGGAAAATGGCTTCAAAGAGTTTTTCGAGAAAGAAGTACCGAGCAATCCTCAGAAAGCCGAGTATCTGATCCCAATCTTCATCGGTGAGCTGCTGGAGCAGGGAAAGATGTCCGTAAAGGTCCTGAAGACCAACGACATCTGGTACGGCATGACCTACCATGAGGATGTTGCAGCGGTAAAGGACAGCTTCAAGGAGATGCTGGAGAACGGTGTGTATAAGGCTGATTTATTTACAGACTTGTGATGTAATGGGAGCGGTAGCTTCCTACGCTGCTCGTAATAATCACACACCTCTCCGTGGTGAGCAGCAGGCAACGATCTTATGATCGGCGAAGATGTGAGAAAAGAAATCTGTTAGATTGGAGGGATTTCGTAATGACAAGTCTTGAAATGAGAAATTTGATTTTTGAAGCTCTTGCAGAAAAAAATCCAGAAAAGACTCCTTGGAAAAAGACATTTGAAATGTACGGCTATAGGGGAACTGTTTCAGCTCTGCGAGCATTAGTCGAGTATATCGGCATTGAACATGGCGTGATAGAAAAAGTGGTAGAAATTCCGACAATGGCATGGGGAGTTCCGGGTGAATATCCATATTATCTGAGCAATACAAATTTAGATAATGATAATCTGGATTTGTTTAATGAAGAAGTTCATTTGATGACATATCATAATATTTTATCTCCTGGTGCAATTGGTGGTTACGGAGATAGCCTTCCATATTTTCATGTTACGAAATATGGATTGAAATGTATAGAAGAACGCGATATTTTTCCATATGACCCAGATGCCTATATGCAGAAGATTTCTTCGATTTCATCTATTGATGAATGGGAAAAATTCTATATTGAACAAAGTTTAAAATGCTATAATGCAGATGCGTTTGAATCAGCACTTATTATGCTTGGATTGGCTGGTGAGTATTTGGCAACGCAACTTATAGAAAAAATGGAAAGCTTTCTTGCTAATAAAGAACCGACATTACAAGCAACTTATGTAAATGCTTTACAGGGGAAGAATGTGGTTTCGCAGCGGTATGCGGAATATGAAAACATATTGCTAGAAGTTCTTAAGTTGAAAGATGCGACTACAAATCAGATTAAATATCCGACATTGAAGGGTTTGTCGCCTTCGCTTGATAATGCGGCAAAGGCAATATATGCTACATATTTAAGATTAACTCGCAATGAACTGGCACACCCGTCTGGATTAAAAGTAGACAGAGTGCAATGCCTTTCTTTGATGACAAGCTATATCAAATACTGTGAGACACAGCATAAATATTTGGATTTTTATACTGCGAATTCATGATATTGCCCTCACCCAAACACAGTATTATACTTAAACCACTATAAAAGGAAAGAGGTTATCACCTATGCCCAGAACAAAAGGCAGCAAAAACCGTCCCAAAACTACCCGTACCGACTACGCATCTCAGATCGCGGAGAAGCAGGAATCTATCACTTCCCTGACTGCTGAGATTTCATCCATCACCGCAAACATTGACACTTTGAAGGCTGATCTGAAAGAGAAGAAGACTGCTCTAAAGAAGGCCGAAAAAGAAGTGGCATCTCTGGAAGCGAAGAAGGTAAAGGCAGATGCTAAGGCCGCTGAAGAAGCAAAGAAGGCTGAAGCCGAGAGTGTGGTTAAGAGATTATTAGCCAGTGGTATGAGCGCGGACGAGATTCTGGAAAAGCTGAAATAAAATAACCCAAGAAAAAATGATATGCCGTGTGGACAAACTGCACTCCAGGAGTTCACACGGTATTATTTGAGAGTTGACATATAGGTTATAACGGAAATAAAAGAAGAACAAAATTTAAAGAAATGGAGCGTGAGAAAAATGAATTTATCAAAAGTACATCATATTGCAATTATCGTATCTGACTACGAAGCCACAAAGGATTTCTATGTGAGCAAGTTGGGATTCTCTGTCATCAGAGAGAACTATCGCCCGGAGCGTAAAGACTGGAAGCTAGATCTGCGTGTCAATGAATACACAGAGCTGGAGATTTTCGCTGAGGAAAACCCTCCGAAGCGTGTGAACCGCCCGGAAGCATGTGGGCTGCGGCATCTTGCTTTCTGTGTAGACAGTGTGGAGCAGATAGTGAAAGAACTGGCAGAGGTTGGGATTGAATGTGAGCCAATCCGTGTTGACGATTATACTGGCAAGAAGATGACTTTCTTCCATGACCCGGATGGACTGCCGCTGGAGCTGCACGAATGATTATGGGAGAGAAAAGAGCTTATAAATCCCGGAAGCCCGGCGGTGGTCGGAAGAAGCTGAAGCCGGAGTACGATGCCGGGAAGAACCTGAAAGAGCAGATGGAAAGTGCTGTGGCGCTTTATGATTCTGAGATGTCCCTCCAGTCCATCGCAGATGCGTTGGCTCTAAACCCCATCAAGGTACGGAAACTGCTCATCACGGCTGGTGTGTATGAATCTGAAGTGGCGGAGAAAGTAAAAAACACTTTTGAAGAATACCGAAAAACACAAGACTACAAAACTGCCATCCTCTCAACATCCTCTACTCTTCAACTCTCCAAAGCCTCCGTTACCTCGTATTTGCCATATCAGAAAGGCGTGTACTTCCCAAGTACAGAAAAGGAGAAGATCAGTGTTGGGGCAGAGCGGCAGCGGAGATACAGAGCAATGAAGCGATGGAGGGCTAATCCGACAGAAGAAAACTTCTGGAGCGTGGTTGTGTCCTATGCCGGGGTAGGATTTAAAACCTACTCTGGTTTGCTATTTTCTTACGAAATTAAAAAAGGCAGGAACGGCGAGTACACGAAACAGCTGTGGATCGACCGCCGGGAGAAGAGTAAAAGTCTGGCGTGGAGTTCTATTGTTTTGGCTCTGGGAAATATTAAAGGGGAAGTAGTAGACGGCCCCAAAGCTCTGGGCGATATCCGGGGCGTAACTTACATCTACGGGATGTTCTATCGGTTCGGCTTGATTGATGTGCCGGATGAAGTGAAGGAGAAGATGGGACATCCGAAAAACCGCAAAAAATATGTTGCTATGTGCAAAAGTCTACGGTAATATGTGCCGTAACTGAGGATGTGAATCTCAGTTGGGAAGGATGGTAGCATTATAGAAAAATTGAAGGAGATGCTGGATGAGTATTTGAAGAAAACGAAACCAGAGTATTATCCACCAGTGGAGAATCTGCTGGATCTGATCTACGAACATTATACAGAGAACAACCCAGTAGAGAAAAACACAGTTGCCGGGAAAGCCGCAAAGACCAAGGAAAAAGAACTGGAAGAGTGGCTGCGAGGACTGGAAGGAATGGATAGGCTCGTAGATGATTACGTCGGAGAAAAGATTCCACTCTGGGAGAAGATCATGGGCCGGCAGGGAACGGTGTGCTGTGCATGGGAGAAGACCGCTTTTGAGGAAGGTCTGAAAGTCGGGATACGACTCATGATGGAAGTGTGTAGTTTGTGACGGAAATAAAATGAACTCCTAGAGTTCAAAAAAGCCCTCGCTTGTTACGGCGAGGGCGTGTGTTCTTATTCTTCGTTTTTTTCAGCTTTTTTCTTTTTAGGTGCAATTTTGTGACCGGAGTAGATTGCCATGCCCATGCAGACCAGAGTGCCACAAGCGAAATACTTGTGAGCCTGCATCAGTTTCTTGCAGCCCGTGTAGAAGCATCCTGCCATGCAGGCAAGTGCGCCGAGTGACCAATATTTATGTGCTTTCATTTTGTGTCCTCCTTATCTTCTTTCCGTATTCTAAGCAATTCTGCTATTTCCGTTTTACTCGCCGGCCGTACTGCCTTTTTATTATCGTGTGCTACCGCTCCACAGTCAGGACAACGGTCTGGAAGCTCTCCAGCTTCAAAGCAGTAATGGCAGGCATCGCAAAAGTAGTAGTTCAAGTCATATTCACCCCAATCTCTAAGATATCCTCAAATGCAATAATGGTCGGCAGCTCTTTGCCGGTATCATTTATAAATCCTGTGTAAATTCGTAGTTCTTTAGTTATCGCATCCACAGCATCCAGTATTCCGGCTATATTCTCATAGTAGCCGTCCGTGAAATATTTTATTGTGAGCTCTTGTCCTTTTCGAAGCTGGCTGATCTTTTGGCTCAGAGCTTGCTTGCCTTCTTCAGACAGCTCGATTCTGTTTCCTTTGAGATGATCTCTGCCTTCAGAAGCAATCTCATCCTCATAGCCTCGTAAGGCGGCAAAAGGAGAGAAGATTTTAGCGCGATTTGACATCGGCATCCGGGGATGATTATGTGGCGGCTCCGGGCGGGAAGCATGGAGTATTTTGCCATACTTACTTTGGACGGATCTGCCTTCCGGTGTGTTCTTGTAGTCCATGTTCTCCCCCCCTCACTTGGCCTTGTGGCCGCCTATCTGTTGATTTCTTTCTCTCATCGTAGCGCCGTCCAGATAGTTGGTTCCTTTTAGTACAGCGTTCTTGCCGAACTTCTTCTTGAGACCCAGCATCGCATTCTGTAGCTTTTTCTCTTTTTCCAGTTTGGTTGTGTCCGTGAATAGGTCAACTTGGAAGAATCCCTCATCTTTGACCACACGGTTGGCGGCTATTGTGATCCGTCTTACCGTCAGGGTTTTATCCGCTATTCTCTCAAACAGCTCAGTTGTGGCAGAGATCAGGATGCTTCCGAGGTTGGTCGGATTATCCAGTTTTGTGCTGCCATGAGCACCCTTCGGAACAGTGCGGCCATAGTGGTCGATATGCACCGGACCTCTGTACTTTCCGCTGTCACAGTTTTCACGGTCATAGCACACATCCAGTGTCAGGCTGTCCGTAACCAGTCCTTTATCTGTTAATTGTAATACTAAGCTGTCAGCCATCTCCATGACAATGATTCTGGCTTTGTCATATGGGTAAGGGCAGGAGAGTACCTGTCCCTCGGAGATACTGTTGGTGCTGGGGCGGTAGGCTTTGATTTCTTTCATGCCGCAGGGTTCCAGACCCCAAGCATGATCAATCAGAAGTTCAGCATCAACACCGAATTCCTTATATAAGATATTCTGATTGACGGTGCTGAAATAGGCCAGCTCGCCCATCGTATGGATGCCGTGCTTTTCTAGCCGTTTGACGGTGCCGGGACCAGTCATCCAGAAGTCTGTGAGCGGCTTGTGATCCCAGAGAAGATAGCGGAAGCTCTCTTCATCCAGTTCAGCGATGCGGACTCCGTCCTTGTCAGGCGCAGCGTGTTTGGCAGTGATGTCCATTGCCAGCTTCGCCAGATATAGATTGGTACCAATCCCGGCGGTGGCAGTGATGCCAGTCGTATAAAGCACTTCCCGGATCATTGTCATGGCAAGGTCGTGTGCTGTCATATTATAGTGGGACAGGTACGAGGTGGCATCGATGAACACCTCGTCGATGGAATATACCACAATATCCTCTGGTGCGATGTATTTCAGATAGATGCCATAAATCTGCCGCGACACTTTTTCATAATATGCCATCCGGGGCGGCGCAACAAGGTAAGAGAGTTCGAGTGACGGGTCGGCGGCAAGCGATAAGGAATCATAGGAAGCAGAGGAGAAGGATGGCTTACCGTCCTTATACACAGCTTTTCTTAATCGTACCGCTTCCCTTAACCGATTCGCATTGACCTCTTTGACCTTCTGCACGACCTCGAATAGTCTGGCACGCCCCGGAATGCCATAGGCTTTCAGGGAAGGGGATACAGCGAGGCAGATGGTTTTCTCAGTTCGGGAGGAATCTGCCACGACCAAATTTGTGGTAAGCGGGTCGAGGTGTCGAGCGGCGCATTCCGCACTCGCGTAATAGCTTTTAAGATCTATCGCAAGGTATGTGCGTTGCATCGTGCAATTACCTCCTTTCCGACTGTGTCCTTGTTATATTGCTGTTAATGTCCAGATCTCTCAACGAACCATCGGCCTAACCGTCCATTGAAGCGTGAATCCAGGTGCTCAAAGAACAGGTGCTTCTCCTGCCCCTGAATGAGTACGGTGAAGCAGTCACCGGAATAACCGTTGTCAGCAGTCCCGGCGGGGCGGAAGTCGCGCACTGTTTCGATTGGGAAGGTACGTCCATCCGACCAGGTAATCGATGTCGGCTGCATATAGCCGGTAGAATCAAAGTCGGAGGATACCTTTACATAGACTCGTTCTTTTGTCATAAGCAGTCACCTCCATGTTTAATCGTAGCACTTAGAGCAATTCTTCATGGAATCCTTCAGAAAGTTGCTCTGAAGCTCCGGCACAGCGGGAAGCTGGTATCCTTTTGCAATAAGAATGTTCAGTTTAAAATCAACAAAGTTTTTTTCGATTCCAGCCACCTGTGCGATCTCCTCAAGGGTGGCGAATCCTGTATGCGTGTATTGAAAGTCCTGCAGAAGCTCGTGGTATTTCAAGGCACGGTATGTGCTGGAGCAGTGGGTTGGCAGAGAAGCCTCCATCTGAAGCCTGTCGGCATTGAATTCATAGAAGCCGATTGGTTTCAGCACATCATCATCTGACAACAGCAGTTCAGCAGCAAACGTATTCGCTCTGCGTTCTGCTTTTGCATTGCTGAGACTATAAAAATATGTATCTTGGAAAGCCTGACCGGATGCCGCATGTTTCCGGTCGAAAATGGCGTGCCCAAGTTCGTGAGCCAGTGCGGATCTGCGTTGTTGCTTTGAGCAGTTTGGATTGATGCCGATGTATTCGCAATTTAGAAGAACCGTGTAAAACCCAAGGAGCTCTTCGCAGAACCGGATGTCTTTAATTTTAATGGTGCGCTGGGCAATGATAGCTTCTGGGTCATTGCTCTTGTATCGGCGGCTTACAGCGTCGGCGGCAGTAATAGCAAAGTTGTCCAACAGCGACTCCTTTCCCCTGTAAGTCAATTACAGATATTTTTTAGGAGTAAACTTTTTTGCCTCTTCTTTTGCGTCAAGGAAGAGGGCTTCCATTTCTTTAATAAAATTAGCCTGATCTTCTTCGGACAGCTCGCCGCCTGCAAAAAGGGCAGAGGTCTGTTCTTTTATTTTCTTTGCCTGCGCTACACCGCGGGAGCCATACTTCTTACGGACGTCAGCGTAGAATTGGTCATCGCTGAGTTCCTTCTGGAAAGTGGCATCATCCATAAAGTAGTCGGTCGTGACACCAAGAGCAGCGGCAATCTTCTGGATTGCGTCCACACTTGGTTCGCGCTCGCCGGCTTCGATATAGCGGATGGCACGATCAGACATGGATGCTCGTCTGGAGAGTTCGGCCATGCTCATACCTTGTGCGGTTCGCAGAGCTTTGATCTTTTCACCGTTGGTCGCATTCGGTGTAAGTGCGGTGGCTGCTTCAGCCCGGACATCCTGTGTGTCTAGTAAGTTCGTATCTTTTTTCATGTCATGCCTCCATGTGGGATATTTTGCTGTTTCTTGCCGGAAGGGAAAGTTGCCGGTGAGAAGCAGCAATTTTTTTTGTAAAGCCTACTTGACAAGGAACAACTGTTCCTATATACTAAGAACAACAGTTCGTGAACTTCTGTTCCTATAATACAATAGTAGGTTGTAGAAGTCAAGAGGGAAACTGTCTGAAAATAAATAAAAAGCATTAAGCAAAACAAGCAATAAATATTGCGTATATATTGACATACGAATCATGGAGTGGTACAATATACGCAACACAAGCAACATAGCGCGCTTGATTTGCAGGAGATGAAGCATGAGCGATAGAAAAATTGACATGACGGAGCTCGCGAATTATATTCGCATCCGCCCGCCGGAGAAAGAGAAATTAGCAGAGTTGCTCATTAGAGCAAAAGGAGCAAGCCGCAGTATGCGGCAGTTTGCTCTTGATTGCGGAGTGAATCCATCAACGCTTTCAAGAATAGTTAACATGAAAACTTCTGGGGCCTGCACGGATGAGCTGATCCAGAAAGTGGCACAGAACTCGGACCCGGAAAGTGGAATTACTTTTGAAATCCTGATGGACGCAAACGGAAAAGTACCACGCCGGATGACGGGAAAGTATACGAGCAAAGAATTTGAAGCTACAGAAAAAAGCATTACGGATATAATATTTAAAGAGCTGGAAGATAGGGGTTACAGGACTTCAATATTAGAGGGTGAAAATAAACACAATGCTCTTAATTACCGTTATCGGACAGACTGGGTTATATCAACGGATGCCAATTCCGATAGTGGCGAGATGGAGATTTGGGAATTCGAAATCTGGCACACAATGTTGGAAAAAAACAGTGTGGCGCATACCGTGATGAAGCTGCGCCAGAAGTTTCTGATGGTCTTAGGTCTTTACTATGTTGGGACTATGAATCCGAAAAAGATGAGCTTCGTTCTCACCAACCGGGAAGTATATGACCGAATGGTGGAAACACTCGAGAATATAAAGTTCAAGGATGTGTTTTCTCTTATTTTGGTAAATCTTGATGAAAACAAGGTGGAAGAAGAATATGTTTTCCCATTGGTGGGGCGTCCAAATGTCGGGACTGTTTTTACACCGATAGAAGATGTTGAGTCGAAGGCTGAAGAAGACACTGTGGAAGAATCAGAAAGCGATTGGGAGCAGAAACTCTTTGACATCTGATCCGGAAAGGGGTGCAGTTGGTAATGAAAGAACTTGAACAGAGCAGGTGTGGTTATTCCTCACATAACAGCCGTGTACATGAAGTATCTGCTAGCACAATGAATGATGATGTATTCATTATGAAAACCATACGGGAGATTACGAGCCGGGGTAACAATGCTGAAGTCAGGCAGCGCAGCAATGGAAAGCTAGCCGTGTATGAAGTGAAAAAGAGTATATCCATCGGATAATTGGATTCGATGAAGGGCTAATAGGAGCCGAAGATTGTGGTTGTATGACCATGGCCTTCGGCTCTTTTTGTCGTTTACAGAGAAAAAGTACCAATGATAGTTGCAGCAGCCAGAGAAGAAAAGATGGCTGTCAGAGATTTTACTGGCAAAATGCACAAAAAAACGACTTGCTTCTGAATTATATGACAAAATTTTCCAGAGCCTATTTACGGACGGAATTATATCTGATATAATCAAATTTACCACAAATTGTGGAAAAATATGATTATATAAATATATCGAAATCGTAGTCATATAGGAGGTGTACTGGGAAAGATAGTTGATTGATGCCACAATGCTCACCAGATAATTGGGTGAGCGAACGGCGTACAAAGATTACATATTTAGTAAAATTAATTATTTATTTACTGTTGAATTGGCGGCATAGTGCCGCAGGAAAATCTATTAAATAGTTTAAATGAATTTTTACTAATTTGTTGGGTCGAAGTGCGCTTGTTTGAGGTTGAAAAGTAACTATCAATCTGGTACATGCCGGTACATATAGATAAAAGAATCTGTAGACCGGAGTAAATAAAGAAACAAGTATTGTAGCATTCGATGCACTTGAATCTTTATTTGCTCCGGTCTTTTTGTCGTTTATGGACAGAAGGTGAGTGGGTACCATATTTGGGTAAGGCCAAAGGAAATAGAGGTTGCCCATCCGGAGCGATTAAAAAAGTTATCTGAAAAAATGAATTAGACCGGGAAGAAACTTAGACCGGATATAATCAAGTAAAAGTACGAAAGAGGAAGGAGGTGGCAGCATGGTCGATATTCACAGCGAAGAATATATATTGGGTCAGAATATAAGAAAGTACCGATTGCGGCTGGGATGGTCGCAGGCAGATTTGAGCAATGCGGTGGATATTGACCGAGCTGACATCTCCAAGTATGAGAATGGAGCGAAAGGTATAATGAGCAGCACACTGCTGCGTAAATTTGCAAAAGCCCTTGGTGTTTCAATGGACGCACTGATGGACGAAGAAGAGCCGGAAAACACAGCGGCTTCAATTCAAGAAAAATATGAGAAGTTGAGCTCCAGGCATCAAGAGATAGTAAAAGAAACCATTGATGCGTTCTTATTCCAAGAAAGTCATGTGGCTATGGCTGGTTAAGTACCGTACAGATCAAAAGTGTCTGTGCGGTATTTTTTTGCCTTTTTTACTGCCGATATAGGGCTTTCACAGAGTCGATATGAAAATGTGGCGAATTCGCCACAGAAGTGTGGCTTATCTGCCATCTGCAAGAGCCTTTCCAACTGGTAGACTATAAACAGTTCAAGGGACAAGCCCACAGAGCCAATACGAAAGTTCCTGTCGGCAGTACCTCGGACAAATAAAAAATATCGAAGCCCGATTCTAGAGCAGGCGAAGGATACCATAAGCGATCTGACAGCACAGCAGAGTTATTTGCTGGAGCTGGAGGACTGAACATGGGATCATTCTAACCTTCTTTAGAACCGGGCTTTTTGCGCCTTTTGACCGCAGAGTCTGTCCGTTTCATGAGGATGCCGCGAATCTGCCATGTATGTTCTTCAAAGCCAGAGCCTTCAGTATCCTTCCCTCCCAGAAGTCCGGGGGAAAGGACAAAACAATGATGAACATGATGACTGGAGCAGTAGCAATCAACGGTGGAGTAGGTGTGATGGAGGTTCGCCAGCCGCAGGTGGCAGTCAGCCAGATGGTAGCAAGCGCGGCACAGGCTGCAGAGCAGGTGGCTCTGAATGCACACATCACCCTGCGTGAGCTGAAAGGAATGATCGACACTGTGGTGGAGAAGAAGCTCCCGACTTTCAAGACCCTCATGGAGATGAACCCGGTGGCAGTAGCCCGCACGAGCGTGAACGGTGCAAAGCTGACGGCCTATGAAAACGGCTATGCAGTTTACGAGGTGGACAGTGCCCACACTGTCATGGTCGTGGATCGCTGCGGAGATTACCGCTACGATTTCACCGATGGCACACACCAGATCGTGCCGGCAGAGACTTTCGAGGATGCCGAGTGGAGTCTGCGCCTTCTGATGGAAGGGGAGAAGCGTATGGAACACAACTTCAGTAAGACTGCTGCAAAGTTTGAGCAGGTGCCGCTGGAGTGCGATGGCTCTGACTGGTCCGCTTTTATTATGGTGGACTTTTGGGATGAAGACAATGCCGAGATGCTGGCAGACAAGGAACTGCGCCGTCTGTATGCTGCCATGAGCAAGCTGACCGAGCGTCAGATGGAAGTGGTCCAGCTCTACTTCTATAAAGGTATGACCCAGCAGGAGATTGCAGAGGAAATTGGTATCGGCCGCCGTTCTGTTGGAAACTGCCTGGAAGGTGCTTTGAAAAAAATCAGAAAAAACTTTTAAGAAAAGTACCTCCCAAACAGCTCCAAACGGTGTGCTTTATGTAAGGATACAAAATCCTCAATACATCAAGGAGGTAAGAACCTATGAAAGCAGTAAGCGAGAAGGTCATCCAGCAGACCCCCGATCCCATCGAGCATCCACCCGGCGGGGGAGATCCGGCCACCGAACCGGACGCCGCAGCCGTGGGTGCGGATACAGTAAACAAAGCGGCTGCAACAGCACCGAAGAAAATTTTCGTCTGCTCGCCATACCGACCGACCTCAAAAACAGAGGAATGCAGGAAAGATGAGCTGATGGTGAATATCAACCGCGCCAAGACCGCCTGCAGGATTCTCACCACACTGGGGTTTCTACCGCTGGCACCGCACCTGTACTTCACCCAGTTCTTAAAGGATGAGGATGCACAGGAGCGTAACACCGGCATGAAGCTGAGAATGCGCTGGCTGGAGGAGGCGGACGAGCTCTGGGTGTTCGGTAACACGATATCCGAGGGGATGGTGGCAGAGATCGAGAAAGCGCATGAGTTGAACAAGCCGGTACGCAATCTGCCGGAGCCGGGGCGAGTGATCGAACTGCTCTTAAAGAGCATCTCGGAACAGTACCATGTTCCGCTGGATGATAGGAAAGCTGAAAACAGCAATGGGCAGCAGGAAGCTGCAGAAAGTGAGGAAAACAATGGCTAACGAAAAGAAGAACGGAACTCTGGAGGAGATCATCATGGAAATGCTCAAGGAAGGCAAGGCTGTCCGCATTCCTATCAAGGATGTAGTGGACAAGCTGCAGGAGAATGTTAAGGCTGCGGAAGATGCGCAGGAGGCGGTTCAGCCGGAAACTGAGAAGTCAGAAGCGGTGCCGCAGGGCGGACAGGTCAAGACCGTGCCGATTAACATCCACATCGACAACCTGCATATCCACATGGATGAACGCATGACTTCCTACAACAACTTCGAGGGTGATTCCGATGAAACGGATGAGCCTGATGAGGACGAGCCGGAGGACATTGATGTGGATGCGATGATCGGTCTCATCAAGGCAAAGACCGGTCTGTGCGAGAAGGTCATTCTGGCAGTGCTGGCCGCCCAGGAGGAGTACCTCGATTCCATTTGGGGTGAGAACATGGATGAGGAGGACAAGGTATGATGGATGAGATGAATGTTCTGAATGCTCCAAAGAAGGTCGTGGACGGGCTGACCGAGGTTTTTGAAGGACTTGCCCAGATGTTTGAAGGCGTGTCTGATCAGCTTGAACTTCTGGGCGCAGATGCTGCCCCGGAGGATAAGCGTATCTTCCCGATCGTGGATCAGGAAGCTCCTGCCGTGTCTGAGAAGAAAGGTGCAGCAGCATCGCATCCCCGCAAGAAGCCGATCAAGAAGACCCGAAAGGTCGAGGAGGTTTCAGACAAGCTGGAGGAACCTGTCACTGACAGCAACAGCGATGCCACTGCAGACACACAGCCAGATGCCGAGAACAGTGCCGGGGAAGCAGAGGAAGAAGAAAACTTCCCGGCGGATGATGCCGATGATCTTCCGTGGAGCGAGGATACCGGTCAGGTGAAAGAGACCGGCCGGAAGGACGAGCCGACTGGTAAGACCAGACAGCCTGATAAGGCGCAACAGGCCAAGCAGGAATCACCTGCTGCCGCTACGACATCGTCTGCGGTGACGATCACCAAGGATGACATCACAGCGGTCATTGTGGCGAAGATCAAAAAGAAGCGCGACAACAACGAGAAGATCGGCCAGCTTCTGAAGACCTATGGTGTCGGTCAGCTCTCTGACCTTCCTTCGGAAAAGTACGAAGCGTTTCTGGCTGATGTCTCCCAGATTTAAGGGAGGTCATTATGCCAGAAGTACACGCAATCCTGTCTGCTTCCAGCTCGAAGCGGTGGCTGAACTGTACGCCATCGGCAAGGCTGGAGCAGAACTTTCCAAATGAATCCTCGGTGTATGCCGAGGAAGGAACAGCCGCCCATGCGCTGGGTGAGTATAAGCTCCGCAAGTACCTGCATGAGAGGGTGCAGCGTCCGACCTCCGAGTACGAGAACGAGGAGATGGAAGCGAACACTGACATTTACGCAGAGTTCATCATTTCAACGGTGGAGCGCATCAAGGAAACCTGCCCGCATCCACTGGTCATGGTGGAGGAGCGGCTCGATTACAGCTATCTGGTTCCATCTGGCTTCGGTACCGGCGACTGCGTGATCATCGCAGACGGGACACTGTATGTCATGGATTACAAGAACGGCAAAGGCGTATTCGTCAGCTGTGACCACAATCCGCAGATGATGCTGTACGCCTTGGGCGCTTATCACGCCTACGGATATCTGTATAACATCAAGCAGGTGTCCATGACCATTATCCAGCCGCGACTGGAAAATATCTCAACGTATGAATGCAGTGTGGAGGAACTGCTGGACTGGGCGGAGACCTATGTCAGACCGAGGGCAAAGCTGGCCTTTGAAGGAAAAGGTGAGCAGGTTCCCGGTGACTGGTGCCGGTTCTGCAGGGCGAGGACTTCCTGCAAAGCCTGTGCCGAAGAAGCTCTGGCACTGGTGAAGGAAGAATTTTTGGATCTGGACGAAGGTGTTCTTACCGATGAGGCGGAGGAGACCGATGCCACAGCAGCTTATAATCCGGACACCTCCGCACCGACCTTCAAGTCCCCGGCACTCCTTTCCAAGACGGACATCGAAAAGATGCTTCCGACCCTGAACCGTATCGAGTCCTGGATCGAAGCGATTTTTGCCTATGTCAGTTCCGAAGCCATCAACCACGGCGTTGCGTGGGATGGCTATAAGGTGGTCGAGGGCAGGAGCAAGCGGCAGTTCCTTGACACAAAGTCAGTGGTGGCCGCAGCAGAAAAAGCCGGATACACCGACATCTATAAGACCGAGCTGATTTCCCTTACTGAGTTTGAAAAGCTCATGGGAAAGAAAAAGTTCAAAGAGATTCTGGGAGAGTATGTGGTCAAGCCACCCGGTAAGCTGGCGCTTGTACCAAACTCCGATCCCAGAGAGGCAGTCGATCTGGAGACTGCCGAGGATGAGTTCACGCCCCTTGACTGAGGCTGGACATAGAAAACCGCATTACACAACAGGATGCCGCAGTCAGATAAGAGGCGCGGCATCACAAAAGAATTTGGAGGATTTTTATTATGGCTAAGAAAATTACCAGTGCAACGAAGCTCGTTATCCCGTGCCGTATCTCTTTTGCCAACATCTTCGAGCCGAAGAGCATCAATGGCAGTGAGGCGAAGTATTCCGTTTCCTGTCTGATCCCGAAGGACGATAAGAAGACCCTGCTGGCGATCCACAAGGCGGTCGAAGCAGCGAAGGAAGATGGCAAGGTCCGCAAGTGGGGCGGTAAGCTCCCTCCGAACCTGAAACTTCCGCTGCGTGATGGTGACATTGACCGTCCGGATGATGAGAACTATCAGGAGCACTTCTTCCTGAACGCCACCAGTAAGGATGCACCGCAGGTCGTTGACCGTCACGTCCAGCCTGTGGTTGACCCGATGATGGTCTACTCCGGCTGCTTCTGCAATGTCAGCGTCAATTTTTACCCGTTCAATGCCAACGGTAACCGCGGCGTAGCGGTAGGTCTGGGCAATATCCAGTTCGTCAAGGATGGCGACCGTCTGTCTGGACGTGCATCTGCAGACGCTGACTTCGATGCCCTGGAAGATGACGAGGATGTTCTGGGCGGAGACGCCGGTGAGAAACTGCCGGATTACCTGCGTTAAGCACGGACAATTTGTACACAGCTAAGTAAGCAGGCCGGGGGATGTGTCAGAACATCTCCCGGTTTTTACATGAAAAATTGATTCACATGACGGATTGATTCAAACGAAGGGGTGAGATTTTTGAAAGAAATATTGGTCGATATTGAGACTTACAGCGAGGTGGACATCGGAAAATGTGGTCTGTACCGCTATGCTACGGACCCCAGCTTTGAGATCCTGCTGATTGCCTGGGCAACCGATGAGGGAGCCGGCTTTGGTGAAACCAAGTGCGCTGACCTTGCATCAGGAGAAACCATTCCAATGGAACTGCTGGAGGCATTTCAGTCCGGAAGTGTGCGGCTGATCGCACACAATGCTGCCTTTGAGCGTGTCTGCTTCTCCGTGCATCTGAACCGGCACTGTCCCGGACAGTATCTGAAACCAGGAGAGTTCCTCTCACCGGATAGCTGGATCTGCACGATGGTCATGGCGGCATCGCTGACCTTGCCGCTGGCACTGAAAGATGTCGGCACGGTGCTGAAGACCAGCCAGCAGAAAGACAAAGAAGGTGAGCGGCTCATCAAGCTGTTTTCTGTACCGTGCAAGCCGACGAAATCCAACGGGATGCGTACCCGGAATCTCCCGGAGCATTCCCCGGCGGACTGGGCGAAGTTCAAGTATTACTGCATTCAGGATGTCAACACCGAGGTGGACATCTACAAACGGCTGAAGAAGTTTCCGATGCCGGAACTGGAATGGCAGCACTACTGCACCAATGAGCGCATCAATGACCGTGGCGTGCGGATCGACACGGAACTGGTACAGGAAGCAATCACCTGTGACCTGATGCTCTCCGATGCCATGAGCAAAAAAGCCTACAAGCTGACCGGGCTGGAAAATCCGAATTCCGTATCCCAGCTGAAGACATGGCTGGAGGAGCGCGGCATCCCGATGGACACGCTGGGCAAAAAAGATGTCGCCCAGATGATTACCGAGCTGGATAAAAACGGTGTGGATGCGGAAGCACTGGATATGCTGAAGCTCCGACTCCAGATGGCGAAAAGCTCTGTGAAGAAATACCAGGCAGCGGAACGCTGTGTCTGCTCGGACGGCAGAGCAAGGGGACTGTTCCAGTTCTATGGAGCCAGTCGTACCGGACGATATTCCGGCCGGAATATCCAGTTACAGAACCTCCCACAGAACCACATTTCCACGCTGGATGAAGCGAGAACGCTTGTGAAGCTGGGGTGCTTCGATATGGTCGAGAGTATCTACGGCAATACACCAGACGTTCTCTCCCAGCTGATCCGCACCATGCTGATCCCGAAAGATGGATGCGAGTTCATTGTGGCTGATTTTTCTGCCATTGAAGCCCGTGTGCTTGCGTGGGAGGCAGAGGAACAGTGGGTGCTGGATGCATTTCAGAACGGCGAGGATCTTTACTGCGCGACGGCTTCTCAGATGTTCCATGTGCCGGTCGTTAAGCACGGCATCAACGGTGATCTGCGCCAGAAAGGGAAGATCGCAACTTTGGCTTGTGGATATGGCGGCTCCTCCGGCGCACTTATCAGTATGGGCGCACTGCAGATGGGACTGCACGAGGGAGAACTGCCGGAGATCATTGATTCCTGGCGGGAAGCCAACCCGAAGATCGTGCAGTACTGGTGGGATACCGAAAAAGCTGCAATGACGGCCTATAAGACCGGGGAGCGGCAGGAGGTCGGAAAAATCGCATTTGAGTTCTATTCCGGCACCCTCTGGATGGTGCTTCCGTCAGGCAGACGGCTGGCATATCTGAAGCCGAGACAGCAGCCGAACCGCTTCGGCCGTATGAGCCTGACCTATGAAGGCGTGGGGCAGAACCACAAGTGGAGCAGACAGGAAACCTACTCCGGCCGGCTGGTCGAGAACGCGACACAGGCCATCGCCCGTGACATTCTGGCTGAGGCAATGGACCGCATCTCAGCAGAGGGGTTGAACATTGTGGCTCATGTTCACGATGAAGTCATCATCGAGGCACCCAAGGGTCAGTACACAGTGGATGAGGTCTGTAAGCTGATGTCGGTCAACCCGGCATGGTGTAAGGGCTTGCCGTTGGCTGCAGCTGGTTACAAGGGTGACTACTATTTCAAAGACTAAGGGGTGAACAAGATGCCGCATGTATTGAAAATGAAGGACGGAAAACTTCTGACACCCTTTGGCATCCGGGATCTGCTGGATGCGGTGCAGGACTATGCCGGAGAGGAACTTCGCCGGGAGATCGAGGAATATATCGAAACTAATGTGCAGGATATCGATGATTACGAAAAGGAATATGACCGTATGGAGCAGGACAATGAACGCCTTGCTGACCATCAGCGGTCGGTCCTCTGTAACATCCGGGACGAGGTGGATGCGCTGGATACACTCCTGCAGGACACCCGACTGAACCGCAGGCGCATGCAGGGAGCAGTCCGGATCATCCAACAGATGATCAACCGGGAACTGTAAGCACTTGGAACTTAGAATAACACGGCGTCATTGTTATAAGGACACAGACGCATAAACAGGCGTATAAATATGCGCCACAGAAATGAAAGGGAAAACACTATGAAAACAGGTAGAAATTTGCAGGAAGTCCTGGTCGAGTTGAACCGTCAGAATCAGGCAAAGCAGGACTTCATCAGTCCGGCGCAGGGAATGCGTCTCCGGGAAGATGGACACACCTTTGAGATCAACCATATTACGACCAACCAGCAGGAGGTGTTTGGTACGACCTCGCTGTTCCATCGTCAGGTGGCATCGGCACTGGGCATCCCGGCCAAATACTATGATCTCATGCAGGCACAGAAGCCGGAGCTCCTGGCCGAGAACGTGAACAGCTGGTTTGCGGACAAGCCCAGTTCTTACATGGTCCGCTCGATGGATTATGGTGCCGGACAGGTGGCCCGTGCGCTGCTGTCGGAACGCTATCGCCGCATCGACAACATGGAAATCGCCACATCTGTCCTGCCTCTGTTCGCTGGAAACGATCAGTACGAGGTGATGTCCTGCGAGGTGACGGAAAACCGTCTGTACCTCAAGGTGGTCAATCACCGTCTGGAGATGGAAGTCCGCAAGGGCGATATCGTCCAGGCCGGTGTGATGATCTCCAACTCCGAGGTTGGTCTGGGTGCTGTGTCCATTCAGCCTCTGGTATATCGTCTTGTTTGCACCAACGGCATGGTGGTCAATGACATGGGCGAACGCCGTCATCATGTGGGCCGGCAGGCAAAAGCAGTGGAGGACAGTTTTGCACTGTATTCGGATGAAACGATGGAAGCGGAAGACAAGGCATTTCTGCTGAAACTCCGCGATACCACGATGGCTGCTATTGATGAGAGCAGATTCTCTCAGGTGGTCGGCCGCCTGCAGGAATCTATGGCAGTACCGATCACCGGAAAGGTGCAGGATGTGGTGCAGTTGACCGCGCAGAGCTATGGCATTAATGCCGAGGAGCAGGAAGGCATCCTCAAGTACCTCATCGAAGGCGGCGACCTTTCTCTGTACGGCCTTTCCAATGCGGTGACCCGCGCATCGCAGGACGTGGTTTCCTATGACCGTGCCACCACACTGGAAGGCATCGGCTGGCAGGTCGCCACGATGGAGCCGCAGCAGTGGAAGCAGATCAATCAGTGAGGTGACGGTATGGAAGATGTCATTCACTGGGTTACAGAACACAAAGAGGAGAACCCTCCGAACAGGAAAGTCAGCCACAGCCACCCGGACCCGACTGCAGATGAAGCCATCAGTAATGTGATCCGGGAAGAAGGCAAGAAAAAACACAAGAAAAGAAAACGCCCGCGGATCGGTGTTTGGAGAGCGAAGGAGGCAAAGCCGGATGAGGGAAAGTGAAGTAGAAAAGCAGCTTGTAGCTGCGGTGAGGGCTGTCGGAGGACAGGCCCTCAAATTTACCAGTCAGAGCATGAATGGTGTGCCGGATCGTCTGGTTCTGCTGCTCGGCGGCAAGTGTGCGTTTGTGGAGCTGAAAGCCCCTGGAAAGCAGATGCGCATCCTTCAGCGAAAGCGCAGACTGCAGCTGGAGACACTGGGCTTTCCGGTGTTCTGTGTTGACCGTTTGGAGCAGATCCGGCCTGCGGTGGACGCACTCCTGCACTGGACGCCGGGTGAGCCTATCCCACAGGGGATCGGGGCGAAAATCCCGGAGATGCCGGAAGTTACGCTGCCGCAGGGAGATACACAAAGCGAGGAGCCGGAAACACAGGCACAGGATGCCGGGGAGGAGGTGATGCCGCTATGAAGTTCATTCCACACGATTATCAGAGTTACTGCACCGAGTATATTAAAACGCACCCGACTGCAGCCCTTTTTCTGGATATGGGCTTGGGTTAAGGAAAGACCGTCATAACCCTTTCTGCAATCAAAGACCTTATGCTTGAGACTTTCGAGGTTAACAAGGTTCTCATCATTGCACCGCTGCGTGTTGCCCGTGACACATGGCCGGCAGAGATTGAAAAGTGGGATCACTTAAAAGGGCTGGACATTTCCATCATCGTTGGAGATGTCAAGACCCGGATCGCAGCAGTCCACCACCCGGCGATGATCTACATCGTCAATCGGGAGAACATCAAGTGGCTGGTGGAGTATTACGAGAAAAATGGAATGCGCTGGGATTTTGGCATGGTTGTGATCGATGAGCTGTCATCGTTCAAGAACTATCAGTCCCAGCGTTTTAAGTTCCTGCGAAAAGTCCGCCCGTTTGTGAAGCGGTGGGTTGGTCTGACCGGCACACCTTCTTCCAACGGCCTTATGGATTTGTGGGCAGAGATTGGGATTCTGGATGGCGGGGAGCGCCTTGGAAAGTTTATCGGCCGCTACCGGGAAGCCTACTTTAAGGCTGGGTCGATGAACCCGGCAACAGGAATCGTGTTCCAGTATGTACCAAGACAGGGAGCAGAGGAGATGATCTACCAGCGGATCTCTGACATCACGATTTCTATGAAGGCTCTGGATTATCTCAATATGCCGGATTGTGTACCTACAAGGTGCGAAGTCGAGATGAACACGCAGGAAAGGGAACTCTACGATATGCTTCGGCAGGATCTTTTGATTCCGCTGAAAGACGGTGACATAGACGCTGCCAATGCTGCATCACTGACAGGGAAGCTGTTGCAGATGAGCAATGGCGCGGTCTATGACGAGAACGGCAAGGCGAGAGTCATTCACGACCACAAGCTGGAAGCTCTCGAAGACCTGATCGAAGCCGCCAACGGACAGCCGGTGATGGTAGCTTACTGGTTTAAGCATGACAGGGAGCGTATCATCAACCATCTGTCGAAGCTGAAGATCAAAGTCCGGGATATCAAGAGCAGTACCGACATCAAGGATTGGAATGCTGGAAACATCCCGGTCGCCCTGATCCATCCTGCATCGGCCGGACATGGCCTGAACATCCAGCAGGGCGGACACATCCTGATCTGGTTTGGGCTGACCTGGTCTTTGGAGTTGTATCAGCAGACCAATGCCCGGCTTTGGCGGCAGGGACAGACCCATGTGGTGACCATTCACCACATCATCACGAAGAATACCGTGGACGAGGATGTCATGGCGGCATTGGAGCAGAAGGACATGACACAGGAAAAGCTGATATCTGCCGTTAGAGCACGGCTGGAGGAATAGGAGAAAATTATGGAAAAGAATACGACCAATTACAAGTTTCTGAATGCAAAGGATCGTGCCTCTGAGAGAAAGAACTCTCACGGCATTCTGGATACCGACCGATATCACTACAAGACTGCACCGCATGTGCAGACCGGCAAGCGGAAGCGCGACAATGATGGATTTTTCACACCGTATGCGATGTTTCGTCCGTACAGTGGCACCGGCCTGCTGTGTGCGATTTTTGGGGAAACGCCTGCCCGTAAGAACTCTGATCTGCGAGTTACACAGGATATGCTGGCAAAGGAAGCCTATGAGCATGAAATCGAACTGCTCATGTGTCAGGCAAAAGCCTACGAGCTTCAGTTTCACAAGCGTTTCTGTGCGGAAGACCGTGCGGAGGAATGCTATGCGAAAGCAGTGGCGGCAGGCAAACACCCGGATGCACCGAAGCTGACGGCGGAGGATACCAGACAGACGATTCTGGATGCGGTTACCTGGCGTTTCGATTGGATTCAGCAGAACAAGAGAAAGTGCTATCGCTTTGCCGAGATCCTGATCGATGCAAAGGAGCACCATCTGGTGACAGACAGGGAAGAAAAAGAAAACTTTGTTGACCTGTTTGTGCGGAATGCAGCTCTGATGCCGGAGCCGAACCGCAAGCTGATCGACTGCATGTACGAGGCAGCATGGTATTCCATCTATATGTTCAAGTATGGATTGGATGGACAGAAGGTGCCGGCACCGTGGTACGACACAAAAGAGAATGATTCAGGAAAGGGCAGGGTGAACGACTGATGGGAATGGCAGCGGACAATTTGGAATGCTACGAGAATCTGGCGAATGCAATCATCCTGCAGGCTGTCAAGGATTATAAAACTGTACTGTTCCGTCTGGAGGACCATCCGAACAACCGGGATGCGCAATTTGAGAAAAAGAGGCTGGAAGGTTTCTTTCACTCCAACTGGTACAACACGCTGACGGATCTGGATGCCTGCACACTCATTTCAGGTGTGCAGGCAAGAGTGAAGGTTGAAGCCATGGAGCGTAGAAGGAGGAGGGCAGAAAACCTGCGCCGGAAAGCGGAGCGCGAGATGAAAAAGCTCGTGAAGCTGCTCACGGAAGCCGGTGCTGCTCTGACTCCAGAGAACATCCGGGCATTAGGTGATATTGCGTGATAAAAATAAACAGACCAGAACAGGAGGAGCAGTATGGCAGACGAGATGGATTATATGGAACAGGCAAAGGAACTGGCTGATTCCTATAGGCTGCTGGTACACAGGCGGGATATGCTCCGGCAGCAGTACGAGGATTCCCGGTCCTGGTTTTACACTAAGGACGAGATCATCTACAAGTTGTCGCAGGGCGCACATGAGGAATCCGAGCGTGTCCAGACCAGCGGTACATCAAATCCGGTGGAACGCACCGTGCTGAACTGTGACAAGGTGCTGGCATCCATGAACCGGGAAGTACAGACCCAGCGCACCGAGCAGTTTCTGGAACCCTATTACAAGGTCTGTGAAGATATCGAGTTGTTCGAGGTTGGACTGCACAGTCTTCGGGGGTGTACGCGGATCGTGGCAGAGCAGCTCTTTGTGGACGGCAGAAAGCAGTCGGAGATCACTGGTTTGGATGGGAGAACTTTAAGCCGCCGGGTGGTGGAGCGAGAGAAAGAAACTGCATTGCAGGGGATTGCGGATGTGATCCGTTTGCATGACAGACACAGGAGGGGAGAATGTGGGAAGACCGATTAAGTGGAGTTTTCAGCCGGATAAACGGCATGAAGCCATAGCAAAAGATGCCTGCGGCGGTTATGAAAAACTCAAGGCAGACATTGCGGAAAAGGAGAAAATGCTGGCCGAGATCAAACAGGAACAGGCAGCGGCTATCTCCGATTTGGAGCGCGGCATCAAGGAAGAGATGTATACGGAGTGCAAAAGGGAGTACGATAAGCAGAGCACACGGCTTCGTATTATGGAACTGGCTCTGAGCCGGGTGTCTGATTCTGATGCGAGGGCAGCAGTCAGACAGTTCTATTTTGAGCGTATTCCGTTGAAGTCGATGAAGGATTCCAATGGCTGTTCTTTTGGAAAAAGCAGGGCAGATTATTACAAGGGAAAAGGCTTCAAAGAATTTGTAGTAAATTTGGAAAAAGAGGGCTTTTTCAGGAAAAACAGCAGTTAATTAGGAAAACTGCTTCTTATGCGTACATCGGCTTTTTGCTATACTTTATACTAGGAAAATAAGATAAAACCGGGAGCGGATAAGAGTGCTGGGAGCGAAAGCTGCCCGGTATTTTTATCCGCTTTTTACATGTTATGCCGTCACGGATTCGGATTCCGGACGGCTGTTTTTGTATCAGGAGAGAAGAGGTGAAACCCAGAATGGGGAGAAAGAAAAGCAACGCACGGATTCTGCCGCGTGGCAGGAAGATCCATGTGAACAAGTACATCAACAAGCGTGGCTGCACCAAGCATAAAAGCGCCGCCACGCATAACCACAGCACCGAAAAGCAGCAGGAAAGCAGCCACACAACTTATGACAGCTTCCCCGCTTACAACTGGCCGACGACCAGAATCCCGAAGCAGTATGAGATCTGGTTTGCAGAGCTTGGTAACCATTATGGCACCTGTGTGCAGAGTGGGAACCGTCCGGTGCTGATCCTGACAAACGATATTGCGAACCGTTATTCGCAGACCTTCACAGTTATTCCGCTTACGAGCAAGATGAAAAAGCTCGACCTGCCAACACATATCGTGCTGACAGAAGCACATTGTGAGATGCTCAGAGCGGAACGACTGGAGGATTCCATTTTGCTGGTCGAGCAGATCACAACGATCGACCAGTCGGCACTGTTTGGACGCCTTTGCAGGGTGATCTCTGCTGAGAAAAAGCAGGAGATTGAACAGGCTGTGGCAAGGCAATTTGATATGCACAGTACTAAGAAAAACAAACAAAATACAGACGAAAATGCTGCGCGCGGCAGCAATGCCAATTACGGCAGCAACTCTGTACACAGCAGGAAGGAGGTCTAACCGCTATGGTGGATATCAAAAATATCCCGGCAGAGCTGAAGACCTCCTGCCGGTTTTGTGTCTGGAAATTTGAAAAGCGAAACGGTCAGAAGACCAAGATGCCGTATAACCCGGCGAACGGTGACAGAGCAAAGATCAATGACCTCCGAACCTTTGCGGATTTCAAGACCACGCTTGTTACCTACGCGATGGGCGGCTATGATGGCATTGGCATTGCGGTTGGCAGTGGTATCGGAGCTTTCGACATCGACCACTGCATCCGGGAGGATGGTACGCTGAACGATACTGCGGACACTGTACTTTCGATCTTCCCTACAGCGTATGTAGAGAAGTCACCGTCCGGCAAAGGACTACGTGGATTCTTCCATGTGCCTGAAGACTACGTCTATGACAAGACGGTTTATTACATCAACAACCGCAGCAAAGGGCTGGAAGTGTATATGCCCGGTGCGACTAACCGCTTCGTTACCGTGACGGGAGATGTTTACCGCACAGGTGAGATCCCAAACGATGAAACGGCAATGACCACTCTGCTGGACTCGCTGATGAAGCGAAATAAGCAGGTGCAGCAGACCCATTTCCAGCACCATTCATATCTGGATGACGAGGCTGTTATTGCACATGCCAATGAAGCCAGCAACAGTGAGAAGTTCAAAAGGCTGTTTGCCGGTGAGTGGGAAGACCTCTACGGCAGTCAGTCGGATGCAGATATGGCGTTCCTGTCTATTCTGGCATTCTGGTGCGGCTGTGATGAGGAGCAGATGGACCGCATCTTCCGCACATCTGGTCTGATGCGCCCGAAGTGGGATCGCAAACAGGCTGGTTCAACCTACGGTGCCATCTCTATCCGCAACACAGTCAATACCTGCGCTTCCGTTTACATTCCTGTCAACGCGCAGGACATTGTGGATGAGGAGTTTGCAAATCTTGACTCTGATGATAAAGAGGCGGAGCGGCCACCGGACATCAGCAAGCTCACGCTGTCGCTGGAAGAAATGGCTCCGCACACGAATCCGCGCTACGGCAGGGATGAGATTGGTTTGGGCAACATGTTCGCCGATTTTTTCAAGCCTATCGCACGGTACAACAGTGAACGCGGCATCTGGTTTGTCTATGATGGAGTTGTCTGGCAACCGGACATGGAGAACCTTAAGGTGGCAGAGCTTGCGAAATATCTGGCAGATAAGCTGTATCTGTTTGCATTGAAGATTACAGAAGAAGATGTTAGAAAGCGGTTCATCGACCGCGTCCGGAAGCTCCAGCTCCGCAAGCACCGTGACACGATGCTGAAAGACGCGAAGTCCGTATTCCCACTGTCCATGAAGCAGTACGATCAGGATATCTATCTTTTCAACTGTAAAAATGGAACACTGGATCTGCGGACGATGGAATTCCGGGAACACCGCCCGGAGGATTTTCTCACAAAAGTGTCCCCTGTGATATATGACCCGGATGCCGACTGCCCTCGCTGGCGGACGTTCATCACGGAGATCATGCAGGGGGATAAGGCCAGAGCAGACTATCTTCAGAAGGCTATCGGATACTCGTTGACTGGTGACACACGCATGGAGTGCTTGTTTATTCTGTACGGTCCGACATCCAGAAACGGTAAGGGTACCACAATGGAGAGCATCCTGCGTATTATGGGCGAGTACGGTAAAAATGCAGATCCGACCATGCTGCAGGCGAAGTTTAACAGCCAGAGCGGAGGACCGTCTGAGGAAATCGCCCGGCTTGCCGGCTCCCGTTTTGTAAACATCTCCGAGCCGGAGAAAAAGATCACTCTGGATGCAGCTCTTACCAAACGACTGACCGGTAACGATACGATCACAGCCCGGTATCTGCATGAGAACAGTTTTGAGTTCCGACCGAACTTCAAAATTTTCATCAACACGAACCATCGTCCGAATATCACAGACCTTACGCTGTTTGAGTCTGGCCGAATCAAAATCATTCCGTTTGACCGGCATTTTGAAGAAAATGAACAGGATAAGGATCTAAAGTCCACTTTTGCTAAACCGGAAAATATGTCCGGCATTCTGAACTGGATGCTCGAAGGCTATAAGCTGTTCCGCAGTCAGGGACTTGCCATGCCGGATTCTGTCGTTCAGGCAACAACGGACTATCAGATATTCTCAGATAAGATGGGTCAGTTTTTTGATGAATGCATTGAAGAAAAGGAAGGGTGTGAGCTTCGGCGCGGTGCAGTTTACACACGCTACAAAGAGTGGTGTGGAGAGAATGGCTACCGGGCAGAGGCAGCCAAGAATCTAAACCAGGAGATTGAAAAGCGGTACAAGACTGCAAGAAAGCGTCCGAATGACGGTGCCTCCAGCAGTACGACTCCGATGGTCCTGGATGTGGCGTTCACGGCAAGTGAAGAGTCAAAAGAGGACTTTGCACCATTGACATCATGAGCTTGAAATTCAAGGTACGGACGGATTTGTTGCGGCTGTTGCTGGAAGAACACAGTGAAATCTATTGTTTTTGATTTTCATAAGTTCCCATCAAAATACCAGCAACACACGACTTCGGAGTCGCGTTACCAGCAACAGCAGCAACGCCTCAGCAACAGAAAAACGTAGGAAAATCAAGGGTTTTCGGTGCTGTTGCGAGTGTTGCGAGTGAAAACCCTATTTTATTTATATTATTTTCTTTTATATACTATTTACTTTTTACTAGCAACAATAGCAACAAAAGAAAAAATATAGATCTTAACACCCCTGAAAAGTGCGTAAAATCAATATTTTTGGGGACTGGACACCTCGCTTTGTGAGGAAAGCGCCAGCAACACACCAGCAACAGATTCAGAGGACACATTGAAACTACACAATGGAACATCGCAGGCCGCTTTTGTGGGAGCCTATTTGTGGGCAAGGGCAAAGGCGGCCTGCTTTGTGATACATGAAAGAGAGGACAGAACATGAGTAAGATTATCACCTGTGAACAGGTCAGCAATGGCCATCCTGATAAGATCTGTGACCAGATCGCAGATGCTATTGTGACCGACATTCTTCAGCATGACAGGCACGCCCGTGTGGCGATCGAGTGTCTGCTGAAAAAGAGCCAGCTCTTTATTGCCGGCGAGGTCACCACCGACTACCGGCCAAACTACAACCAGATCGTCCATGATGTGTTCAATCGCATCGGCGCCGAAAAGCTGGGGTGGAACCTGACCGAGCTTCTTCGCATCGGCATTCTGGTGGACAAGCAGTCCCCGGATATTGCAATGGGTGTGGATAAGGGCGGTGCCGGTGACCAGGGTATCATGTACGGTTACGCCACCAACGAGACGGCAGAGCAGATGCCGATCCCTTACATGGTCGCCACCAAGTTTCTGCAGCTGCTGAAGAACCATCCGTCCAAGATGTTCCGTGCAGATGCCAAGGCACAGGTCAGCTACGACTACGACACCGGACGCATCACTACCTTCCTCTGCTCCGTGCAGCACAGCCCGGATGTGGAGGTCAGCGACTTCCGGCACATCATCGAATCCATGATGGTACTGGCCGCCTGCGAATACGGTCTGGACGGTGACTTCACGAAGCTCGTCAATCCGACCGGTCGTTTCGTGCTGGGCGGCAGCTACGCCGATTGTGGTGTGACTGGCCGGAAGCTGGCGTGCGATACCTACGGTGGCATCGGTCGCATGGGTGGTGGCGCTCTGAGCGGTAAAGATCCCACCAAGGTAGATCGCTCCGCAGCTTACATGGCACGGAAGATTGCAAAGGACATCGTGCAGGCGGGCTACGCTGACAAGTGTGAAGTCCAGCTGGCCTACGCCATTGGTGTGGTACAGCCGGTGGGTGTGTCGGTGGAGTGCTTCGGTACGGAGCACCAGTCCCTTGACTTCATCGAAGCCTACGTTCATGACAGCTACGACCTGACCCCGCAGGGTATCATCAAGCGGCTGCGACTGCTGGATGTAGATTACAACAAGGTCAGTGCTTACGGTCACTTCGGCAAGGTTGGTCTTCCGTGGGAGGACTGACCCATGCCGTACAGACCAAAGACACCGTGCCATCATCCCGGCTGCCCGGAGCTGGTGGAAGCCGGCCGGCTCTACTGTGAGAAGCACCTGCTTCTCCACCCGGAAGTAACCCGCCCGGCGGCGAAGCGTGGATACAACAGGCGGTGGCAGAAAGCCCGAAAGTCATATCTCGAAGCTCATCCGCTCTGTGTGCAGTGCGCCAAGCAGGGTAAGTACGTCCGGGCAACGGTAGTGGATCACATCATTCCGCACCGTGGTGACCAGAAACTTTTCTGGGACCAGAACAACTGGCAGGCTCTCTGCAAGAGCTGCCACGATAAGAAGACGCTGACCGAGGACATCAACCCGACCTACACCTACTGACACCCCCACCGGGGCCGGGGTCACTTCTCTACAGTGAAGTCACACGGAGACCGGTGGCCCCTTTTGCGTGAAAAACCGCAAAATTCATAGGCCGGGGGTCAGAGGAATAACGACGCAAAATGAAACAGGAAAATGTACAGGCATCGGAGCTTCGGTTCCGGTGCCATTCTTTTTCCCCGAAATGAACCAAAGTGTGTGAAACCTCTCGTAAACAGGGAGCTTTCGCACATTTTAGCTTGTTCCGGGAGGAGCAGGGGCGAGCGGGAATCGGCCGCCGCAACAACGATCCAACCTGGCGGGGCAGTGCCGATTTCAACTTCGCTGCTTTTCGTATGTATTTTGAAATTTTTCTAAGAAACCGCCGAAGAAACGGCGAAAAATGAGAGTGAGGTGAGGGCAGATGGAAGATTACACGGCTGAGATGATCAGGGACATGGCTTTTTCCTTCTGCCCTCAGTGCGGTACGGCAATCGTACCAAACCATAAAGGCAGACCACGGAAGTTCTGCTCACCGGAATGCCGGTCACGGTGGAACAACACCCATCCAAAGCCGGAGAACTGGAAGACCGTGCGGTCGAAGATCTGCCCGGTGTGCGGCAGGGAGTTTTCCTACCGGCGCCAGTATGGTCTGGAACGGAAATATTGCAGCCGTGCCTGTGCAAATAAAGGACGCTGGAAGGAGGGCGATGCAAATGGAAGAACCGCTGAACATAGAACGTGATGTGGTAAAGAACGGTGTCCGGCTGGACTGTGTGTTTGAGGGCTATGAGTACCGCTCGGAGAGAGAAGAAGTCCGAAGCCAGCGGCTTGCAGGGTTTGAATGTGTGGAGATCGCAGAAAACACAGGGCTTTCTTTGGAACAGGTCACAGATTACTGCCGGGAACTGGGTCTGCCGGAAACGGGGAGCTGCCAGTTACAGCCACCGGATGGGTCGGGGGAACGGCGCTGTCCGGTTTGCGGACGCATTCTCGTACAGAGAGGGAACAGTGGTCGGAGACGGTTCTGTTCTCCGGCTTGCCGGGAGGAATATTACAGGCAGCATAAGCCTTTTCGGATCGCGGTCTGTAAAAACTGTGGAAGGGAGTTCCATGCCGTAGATGAAGGAAAACGGCAGCGGAAGTTCTGCAGTCTGAATTGTTACTGGGATTATCGATACGGGATGAAGGGAGTGGATGAGGGTGAGTAAGATTATCGGTGTGTTTCCGATGTTCAACACCGGGGGTATCTGTGTACATGCGATTGACGATGCGGAAGATAAGGTCCTGGCATCCGTGAACGGGGAAAACCCGGAATGGTGCGAGATGGCTGAACAGCCGCAGGAAGATGGAGATGAGATGGAGTCGGGCTTTTTGTTCGGCTCCTTTTTCGTGCCGTTCTCCGGGGTCATGCGCATGTGAATCTGAATTAGGAGGGCTTACATGAAAGCGACTGCTGAACTGAAGATGCTGCCGGTGTCCGTACTCAAGCCGGCCGCATACAATCCCCGGAAAAAGCTGAAGCCGGGGGATAAAGAGTACGAGAAGATCAAGAACTCCATCACGGAGTTCGGGTTCGCAGATCCTTTGGTGGTCAATGCCGATATGACAATCATCGGCGGCCACCAGAGATTGACCGTAGCGATGGAGCTGGGCTACACCGAAGTGCCTTGTGCGGTGGTGGACATCGACAAGACCAGGGAGAAAGCCCTGAACATTGCGCTCAATAAGATTACGGGTGCGTGGGATGATTCTCTGCTGGCTGATCTTTTGAAGGACATCGAGGATTCCAACTTCGACCTTGGTAAGACCGGCTTTGAGCCGCCGGAGATTGAGACGCTGTTCAACAAAGTCCACAGCAAAGAGGTCAAGGAAGATGACTTCGATGTGGAATCCGAGCTGAAGCAGCCATGCTTCTCCAAAGATGGTGACCTCTGGCATCTGGGAAAGCACATCGTTCTGTGCGGTGATTCCACCAAAGCAGAATGCTACGACACCCTGATGGACGGAACCAAGGCAAATCTGGTCCTTTCCGATCCCCCTTATAACGTGGATGTGGAAGAGACTGCCGGTAAGATCATGAATGACAACATGGGCGATTCGGAATTCTACCATTTCCTTCTGGCAGCGTTCCAGCAGATGCACGGCCATCTTGCAGACGACGGTTCCATCTACATCTTCCATGCAGATACGGAAGGGCTGAACTTTAGAAAGGCATTCAAGGATGCCGGGTTCTACCTGTCCGGGTGCTGTATCTGGAAGAAGAATGCGCTGGTGCTGGGCCGTAGTCCTTACCAGTGGCAGCACGAACCGTGTCTCTACGGCTGGAAGCAGAAGGGAAAGCACCAGTGGTATTCCGACCGGAAGCAGACGACCATATGGGAGTATGACCGGCCGAAGTCCAACAAGGACCACCCGACCATGAAGCCCATCGGTCTGATGAGCTATCCGATCCGCAATTCCACTATGACCAACGGCATCGTGCTTGATCCGTTCCTCGGCAGTGGCTCGACACTGATCGCCTGCGAAGAGACCGACCGTGTGTGCCGGGGTATCGAGCTAGACCCGAAGTTCGTGGATGTGATTGTGAAGCGGTACATCGAACACAGCGATGGTCACTACGATGATGTGTTTGTTGTCCGTGACGGCCAGAAGCTGAAGTTCGAGGAAGTGGCGACCTTCGAGCCGGAAAGCGAGGATGCCGATGCCTGATGTAAAATGCGTCCTCATCCATGACAACTTCCAGAATTTCAAGTCCTATAACATCCCCAAGGCGCAGCTGGTGATTGCAGATATTCCGTACAACATCGGTACAGATTTCTATGCCAGCCGGCCGGACTGGTATGTGGATGGCGACAATAAAAACGGGGAGAGCAGCAAGGCGAGGAAGGCGGCGTTCAATACCGACTTCACCTTCAACATTGCAGAGTATTTCCACTTCTGCAACCGCCTGCTGAAGAAAGAACCCGGCACGGGCGAGAAGGATGCGCCGTGCATGATCGTGTTCTGTGCGTTCCAGCAGATCCCGAAGGTAATCACCGAAGCGGAAAAATACGGCTTCAAAAATTATATCCCGCTGGTGTTCTGCAAGAACTACAGTCCGCAGGTCTTAAAGGCCAACATGAAGATCGTAGGTGCAACGGAGTATGCATTGGTGCTGTATCGGGGCAAGCTCCCGAAGTTCCGCAATCTCGGTGAGGATGGAAAGCCCCACATGATCTTCAACTGGTTTGACTGGAAGCGGGATGGCAGGGAATATCCGAAGATCCATCCCTCCCAGAAACCGATCTCTGTGCTGAAACGACTGATCGAGACCTTTACAGATGAGGGCGATGTGGTCATTGACCCCTGCGCCGGCAGCGGCTCGACTCTTCGTGCTGCACGGGAACTGGGGCGCAACAGTTACGGATTTGAAGTATCCAGAGATTTTTACCGGAAAGCGAATGAGCAGATGCTCGGAGAGGAGGCTTCCGCATGAGCACAGAACAGAATAAGACTTTGACCCTCGGCAGCCTCTTTGATGGCTCCGGGGGTTTTCCGTTAGGCGGGCTTTTGACCGGGCAGATCACTCCGGTGTGGAGCAGTGAGATCGAGCCGTTTGCCATCCGGGTCACGTCGAAGCGTCTGCCGCAGGTGAAGCACTACGGGGATGTGTCTGCCATCAGCGGAGCAGACCTGCCGCCCGTGGACATCATCACCTTTGGCAGTCCCTGTCAGGATATGTCCATCGCCGGTAAGAGAGATGGTCTGGATGGATCACGGTCCAGTCTGTTTTACGAAGCAATCCGAATCGTGAAAGAAATGAGGTGTAAGACCAATGGAGAAAAACCAAGATTTATCGTGTGGGAGAATGTGCCAGGGGCCTTCTCCTCAAACAAAGGGCAGGATTTCAAAGCAGTCCTCGAAGCAGTCATCGGTGTTAAAGAACCGTCCGCCTCGGTGCCTGCACCTGAGAAGAAAGGATGGCCCGACGCTGACTACTACGTGGGAGACGGATGGAGCGTCGCGTATCGAGTTCTTGATGCACAATGGTGGGGCGTTCCCCAAAGAAGAAAACGTATCTACCTTGTCGCAGATTTTGCAGACCAGAGTGCCCCAAAGGTACTATTTGAGTCCGAAGGCGTGTCTCGGTATTCTGCGGAGGGCTTCCATGCGTGGCAAAGAGCTGCCGCCGGTGCTGAAAGCGGCACTGGAGAGGCAGGCTTCAGCGGAGCAGGAGGGCGGATCTGTCTGAACGACCAGGGCGGTAAGCAGATGGATGTTTCCCAGGATGTGACCGGTACCCTCCGGGCAGAGGAGCATGGACATCAGCCGTGTGTTCTGGAAGCTGCCGGTTTCTGTACCGAGCATTCGGCAGATGCCAGAAGCATCGGATACGAGGAGGAACGCTCACCGACCCTCCGGGCTGGTGTTGTGCCTGCCGCCATCGCACTGGAAAATCATCCTGCTGACAGCCGGGTGAAGATTTCCGAGGATGGTAAGGTGCAGACACTGACAAGCCGGTGCGGTACAGGTGGCGGTAATGTCCCGATGGTCATGGACGCTGTTGAAAATTCAGTGGAAAGTCCGGTGAAAGAAGTTGAAAACTCCCCGGCAGTCACGCTGAAGATCCGTTCCGGTTGCGAGGGTGGCGGCAAGGGAGCCATCTGGCAGGAAGAAAAATCTGCCACACTCGGCTGCAATAACGACCAGACACTGTTCGTTCCGAAATGCTATGGTGTCTGCTCCAAAGCCAGCCACTCCATGATGTCCGACAATCCGCATAGCGGTTTCTATGAAGCGGAGACCTCCCGGACACTGGACCGCAGCGGTGGTGACCCGACCTGCAATCAGGGCGGCATCTGTGTGGTAGAGCCGGTCGCCTTTACCCAGAATCAGAGGGATGAAGTCAGGGATCTGGGAGAGAAGTCAGCGGCACTGGCAGCAGAGCCGGGGATGAAGCAGCAGACCTTTGTGGCACAGCCGGAAGAGATGACTGCGTTCCATGTGAACCAGCGCAATGAGCTGATCAATCTGCATGGCAAATCCGGCGCTTTGATGGCGACCCGGAGTGACCAGATGCAGACCTTCGTCCTGCAGGGCAACATGATCGGCCGCAAGGATGAGAACGGTCCGCAGGGGGATGGCGTCAATGAGGGTGTCTGCTTTACACTGGATGCCACTGACCGCCATGCAGTCTGCGCACCGGAGGATGTGTATGCCATGACCACCGGCTCCTATATGCAGGTGGCAAAAGAAGTCGCACCGACCCTGATGGCACGGGATTACAAAGACCCGACCACCATCGCACCGGTACCGCATTTGAACGAGGGTGTCATGGGAACGGTGGCAACCGGGGCACATCCCAGCGGCTTCAACGGGCAGGATGCTTTCAATGACCGTCTGGTCATCGACAATCCGGAAGCACAGCCCGCACCTGTGACCTATACAGTTCGCCGTTTGACACCGACCGAGTGTGCCAGACTGCAGGGATTCCCTGACTGGTGGTGCAGAGATCTCGGAACGGAAAACCCAACCGAGGAAGATCTGGCGTTCTGGGCGGATGTGTTTGAAACACACCGTAAGATCGTGACCCATGCCAAGAAGCCGAAGACGGAGAAGCAGATCCGGAAATGGCTGGCTGACCCGTATACGGATTCGGCAGAGTACCGTATCTGGGGCAACGGCATTTGCTTAGCCAACGCATTCTTTGTTCTGGCCGGCATCGCGTGGTGTGCAGGTCTGGAAGAATAAACTGGCCCGCTATATTACTAGGTAGAAAGCGACCTGGTGATATGGTGGGCTTACATATTGGTCCTATTTACACAACAGGTTTTGCAGTCCCTTGTGTAAATGGTCGAACATGAAGAATATCGGGAAATGGCCTTGCTATTCATCCGTTTTAGAGTGATATATGTGCTACCGAAAAGAACATCGGGATGCACAAAAACAAATGAACGAAAAGGAGCGATGAATTATGTTGAAATTTAAACTGAACGTAGCCGAGAGAAAGACCCTCGCAAAACGCATGGAGGAGCTGACCGGCATCCACCCTTACTATACCAAAGCACCTCTGTATTCTTACGACATCGGGAGCTACACCATCGACCGGAATGGCAACCTTCTGGTCGAGCCGGAGAATGCAGATGCCGAGCTGCTGACGACCCTGCTGAATGAGGGACTGATCCGCGGCGGCGAGAGTATTGAGAGCACGGATGACCAGCCGGAGGACACAGAGCTGACAGCGGATATGGATGAGGAGCCTGTGACCGAAGCGGAAACTGAGCAGATGCCCGAAGCAGAGCTGGAGGTTCTGGACGAGCAGGAATCCGAAGATGCAGATACCGCAGAAGATGAACCTGCGGAAGCAGGAGCCGAGGATGCATTGGAGCCGGACAATACGGCTGAGGATGATACCATAGAGGATGAGCCGGATGCAGAATCGCAGGAGACAGAAGATCAGCCGGAAGAGGTGCCGCTGGACTTGGAACTTGCATTCCCGGTCAGCCAGCACAACGGTGTGACTCTCCGCAACCTGGTCAACCTTCTTTACAGCCGCGGCAAGCTCATCGGCAAGGCGACTGGAGGACACTTCCATGTGGAAGAGGGGCTGGTCGAGAAGCTGAAGGACGATAGCTGCACCTTTGCCATCATGAACTTCATCAATGCGGTCAGCGACTATGAGACTGAACATGGTGCTGCACTGGAAGGCCTGAAGATCACCACCGAGAAGGTCACCTTTACCGGCTTCCCGACTGCACCGGACCACGAACATCTGACGGCTTTTGCACAGCTGGCGGTGCTGATGAACCAGCAGGCTATCAGCCAGAAGCGCATCCAGGCAAAGGATGTCAACGATGAGAATGAGAAATACGCACTCCGCACATGGCTCCTGCGGCTGGGGATGAACGGTCCGGATTTCAAAGAGACACGCAAGATCCTCATGGAGAACCTTTCCGGTCATGCGGCTTTCCGCACGGATGAGGAAGCACAGAAGTTCCTTGCAAGGGAAAAGGCAAAACGGGATGCCCTGAAAGCCGCGAAACTGGCGGCACAGAACGGCGATCCTGCCACAGGGGAAACGGTCGCACCGGATACGACCCAGCCGACACAGCCCGACTGTGGGGCAGACACGGCGCAGATGCTGGAGGCGGGAGCGTAAGCTCCCAATCCCCCCAATGGGGGCCGGAAAATATGCGAGACCCTCTTCCATTGTACCGATATTAGCTCTGAAAATGTACATTATCAAGCGGATAAACTGCAGAAATGTACACGATCAATCTGCCTTATATTTGTCGAATATATGTTCTTTTATATCCTTGCTATTATCCGCACCTGACGGTAATATGCACATACCGAAAGGGAAAACAAGGAAAAAACAAAGGAGAACATACCATGAACGATAAAATAAGAGAGCAGATTGAAACCATGAAGAACCAGACCATCGGGGTTGAGATCGAGATGAACAACATCACCAGAGAAAAAGCGGCAAGAAAGGTCGCTGAGTACTTCGGAACCAGAGCATGGAACGCGGCCAGCGAGTACGGATATTACAGCTGGGCTTGCAAGGACCAGCAGGGCAGGGTTTGGAAATTCCAGAGGGATGTGAGCATCTACGGACCGGACGCAGAAAAATGCGAACTGGTCACCCCAATCCTCACCTACGACGACATCGAAACCCTGCAGGAGATTATCCGACTGCTCCGAAAGGCAGGCGCAAAGAGCGGCCCAAGCCGCGGATGCGGGGTTCACATCCACATTGGCAAAGGCGACCACACCGCAAAGACCATCCGCAACCTTGTGAATATCATGGCGGCGCACGAACAGCAGATCGGCAGAGCCATCCGAATCGATGCAGGGCGCACCGGACAATATTGCCAGGTGGTCAACCATCGCTTCCTCGACCGGCTGAACCGCGAGAAGCCGACCACCATGCGCAAGCTGGAAGACATTTGGTACGAAGGCAACGGTTCCAGCTGGGAAAACCGAAATGCCCACTACAATTCAAGCCGGTACCATATGCTGAACCTCCATGCCACCTTCACAAAGGGAACCATTGAATTCCGCCTTTTCCAATTCGCAGACCCAGCGGACGGAAAGCGCAATGGACTGCATGCCGGTGAGATGAAAGCCTACATCCAGCTTTGCCTCGCAATGAGCCAGCTTGCCAAGATGGTCAGAACGGCAAGCCCGAAGCCCCAGCAGACCGACAACGAAAAGTACGCGATGCGGTGCTGGATGCTGAGGCTGGGATTCATCGGGGATGAATTTGCAACGGCAAGGGAGATCCTTCTGCGGAACATGGAGGGCAACGCATCCTGGCGGAACAAATAAGCCGGGATGCACGGGCACCTTTTGGGCGGGCAACCGCCCTTGAGGTGGTAGAAGGAGGTGCAGGTTTATGAAAAGCACGTTAAAAAATGAAAACACACCGAGTGGCAGAACCTTTAAGGTGACCATCACCGAGACCTACCAGAGAACGGTGACCATTTATGAATCCGAGATGAAAGAGCCGACCGTGGAGGAAGCACAGCGTGTGGCAGAGGACTGGTGGCAGGACAGCCAGATCGAGCTTGGGACAGAGGATTTCCAGGGCGTGGAATTCACTGGCAGGGAGGACGGTGAGGCAGATGTTTGAGTTGATCAGCCGAGTCCCATCCAGATATTATCTTGCCTACGGAAGCAACCTCGACATGGAGCGGATGGGAAAGAGATGCCCCTACGCTGTGGTGGTCGGCACGACCGAGATCAAGGGCTACCGGCTTCTGTTCAAAAAGAGCAAGACCGGCTGCTATGCCACCATCGAGCAGGATGCCAATGAAAGCGTACCTGCGGTGGTCTGGAAACTCTCGGAATACGATGAACTCCTGCTGGACCGGTACGAGGGCTGCCCACGATACTACTACAAGAAGCAGTTCCAGCTTCCGGTCTGGAACCTGAACGGGAACCGCATGAAAAAGGCAAAGCCCTGCATCGCTTATGTGATGCACGAGGACCGGCGGCTTGGCTGCCCGGATGCCGAGTATTTTGAACTGCTGCAGGGCGGATACAGCGACTGGAAGTTTCCGCTGGATACACTGAAGCGTGGACTGGCAGCCAGTATCGGAAGGGCGGAAGCCATCCGGTATCTGAAGAAGCGGCAGATGATGTAAGAGTACACGATCAAAAGCAAATAACATTGTGCAGTATATGATGCTCATCGGCCTTGATAAATCAGGGCAGAAGAGTGATATATACCATACCGCCAGACAAGAGCGGAGAAAACCGAAGGGAGAGATTCAAATGAAGAACAAGAAATATTACATCGCCTACGGCAGCAACCTGTCGGTGGAGCAGATGGCATACCGGTGTCCGGATGCAAAAATTGCAGGACAGGCGGTGCTGGCAGGCTGGGAGCTTTTGTTCCGAGGCTGCGCTACCATCGCACCGAACCCGAAGAAGAATACGCCGGTTCTGGTGTGGGAGATCTCGGAAAGGGACGAAGGAAACCTCGACCTCTATGAGGGCTACCCGAACTACTACCGCAAGGAAGACCTGAACATTGAACTGCTCCGGGAAGAGGCAGAGCCGGAGATGGTGACCGCAATGGTCTACATCATGGAGAACGACTTCGGACGCCGCTCACCGAGCCGGTATTACTACAAAGTCCTGCATGACGGCTACAAGGCATTCCACTTCCCGATGCACATCCTCGAAGGTGCGCTGAAGGAATGCATGGATAAGGATGCCGCCCAGCGGATGATCGAGGAGGTGCAGGCATGAATTTCGCAGATCAGAAAATGGTCAAGAAGTTGAGAAAAGAGTTCCCGGTCGGATGCCGGATCGTCCTCGATGAGATGGATGACAGGCAGGCACCACCCATCGGAACGCAGGGAACCTGCAACGGGGTCGATGATGCCGGAAACATCTTAGTGAGCTGGGACACCGGAAGCCATCTGAACGTTGCCTACGGCGCGGACAGTTGCCACCGTGTGGCAACGGATGCCGAGGTCAAGGTGTCGCTTGACCGCCTTGGTAAAACGCGACAGACCGGCCCACGTTGCCCCAGGTGCGGAGCAAAGCCTGACTGTTACGACCATCAGCAGCAGGCACTCAGCCGAAGGGCGGACATCCAGATCTGCAACCGCTGCGGAACGGAGGAAGCATTAGAGGACATTGCATGGGGCGGACAGCAGAAGATGCATCTTGCAGACTGGGCAATCGTGAAAGGGGGCTGGGTCGAATGAAAGTTCTTCTGATCAAACCGATGGAGCATCCGCAGGTGGTTGACATTGAAAACTCCCTGAAAGAGTTCTACCGCATCCTCGACTGCGACTGCATCACAGCCACCTACCCGTGGAAAGAACGCGCCGCCCTGGTCACCGATGACAACGGTCTGTTCACCGAGAAGTCATTCAGCAGATACATCCCGGAGCTGGAGCAGCCCATCAAGGGAAACTTCTTCATCTGCGGACTGGGAGAGGAGGATTTCGCAGAACTGCCCCAGGACCTGATCCGGAAATTCAAGGAACGCTTCTGGGTGCCGGAGGCATTCGTCAGCATGTTCGGGCAGATGGCAGTCATCCAGATGGATGACGGAACGAAGCCGGAATAAGATACCGCAATCAGAAAAATACCCTCTCGGCCAGAAAAGACCGGGAGGGCTTGGTTTAACAGGAGGAGCCTATGGGACACAGAAAGATGCCTGCTTATGGCGAGAGGGAACACGGCGGCAGATACGTTCTGGATGAATACGAATGGTCGAGAAACCACTGCAAGGCGGTGACCATCCGCAGATGGAAAAGGGATCTGAAAAAGAAAGCCAGAGCGCATAACCGCAGGGTGATGCATCAGGCAATACAGGGCGAAGCTGATTAGACGGAAAATGGGGGCCTCAAAAGAATGAGAACCCCCTTCCAGTTTACTGTATATTACCTCTGGAAAGCAACGATAGCAAGGAAAACCGCCGCCATAATGTACACAAACATCTGGCAGCGGTTTTGTGTATCATACCAGACCAAAACGGAGGATACGAGGCAGAGTCCCAGCTTCTGCTGGGGGGAGCCTTTTGGGATTCCTTAGAAGAAATCCCTCATGCTCATGCCGACCTCGTTCAGTCGTTCTTCCATGCTGTGGTAGTGCCAATCCTCTTCCTCTTCTTCGGCTTCTTCCTCAAGCTCCTCTGGGAAAGGGTCGTGCCGCCATCCGGCTTTCTGGTATTCTTCTTCCCGAATGTCGTTGCGGTCGTAAATGTCCAGCTCGTATTCTTCTTCAAGCTCTGTGATGCGGTTTTCGATTGCGGTTTCAACTTCTGTAATGGTCTTTTTCATGGTTTTTGTCCTCCGTTTTTGGTTTGGTTTTCTTTGCTTTCGTTGTGTGTATAATGCCGCAGAAACACATATATAGCAAGTCAATCAGGGGTCATATATGTACCAAACATGAGGGACGAAGATCGTTGATAATATGACGTTTTATGGCCTTGCTATCACAGGGCGGTGACGGTAATATACAGCTACAAAAAGCAAAGGAGGACAACAAAATGGCTGATTGGAGAACATGGAAAAAGGGAAGAAAGACAACATGGCACTGGAACGAATTTGATGGAAGCGGAAGCCGGGAAGGAATCATCACCGAGGTTCATGAAGACCACGCGATCATGGAAGCAGACGGCATGCACCTCTGGATCGACGATGACACGGCAGAGATGTTCAGCTAAGAAAAACGGGGAGGGAAACTTCCCCGGATAAACACATAAATCCACCAGTTCAGGGCGCAGATGATTGTGTACTTTAGCCGCTTGATAGTATCCGGCAGTGACGGTAATATACAGCTACCAAAACGAAAGGGGCAAAGAACATGGAACGCTACACTTACGAGGTCACCTTTACACGGCTGGATGGACAGCCGGATGAAATCCAGCAGCACACTAGCGAGGAGCTGGCAAGAGAATGCTTCCGGCTTTTTGATGAGCCGGACAGCGCAGAGATGTACAGCAAAATCGAACTTAGCCGCCATGACTGGGAGACAGGCATGGATGAAATTCTGGAAACGATGACATTCTGAGAGGAGAACAAAAACATGACCTACACAAAAATCAACCTTTACCTTGCAAACGGAATTCCGGAGGCACTCAGCAACCTCTGGTACGGAAGCGACAGCTCGGTGGTCGAGATCAGGGATGCCGTTGAGGATGCGAAGAACGGCAAGGACCTTCTGAACCGTATCCAAAAGATGAAGCTCCTTCGGAAATTCACCCTCGACAGGGAGAACGACAAGCGCATCCGCTTCAAGGGAACGGACTGCTGGGGCAACGTAAGCTACCTTAAAATCATCCGCTAAAGGCAAGGCCGACAGGCGCAAGGGGCTGGAAATGACCAGCCTTTTGCTCGTGTCTGTCTTCCGAAAGCTGGCATGAAAAGCACATGAATATGACAATTACAGGGCCGAATGATTGTGTAGTTTAGCCGCTTGATAGTGCTCCGAGGTGACGGTAATATACAGTCACCGAAAGGGGAAAACAACAAAAACGGAGGATACGACAATGACGAAGAATGAAGACCGCATCAATAAACTTTTCAAGGAACTGGTACCGGATACGGGCAAGGCAGACAGCCTCGCAGGGGAGCTGGTAAGGGCAATGAGCCGCATCGGATACCGCTTTTACAACGACGGCGACCAGCTGGGCATCGGCTACGGCAAGGAAACCTGCAACCCTGCAGGGCGGTTCCTTGGAGCCAAGGGCAACGACAAAATCGCAAAGCTGACTGCAGATGCCTGGGCAGTCTACAGTGAGGAAGCCTACGAAAAGGTTCTGGACATCCTTTGCGGAGCGGTTGCCGACTATGTTGAGCAGAACCCAGACCTTAGAAACCAGCCGACCGAAGATATGTGGGATTTCAAGGATGAGGAAGAAGACCAGGATGACAGCTGGGATGAAGAGGAAGATGACTGGGGCGAAGAGGAAGATTACGAGGACGAAGAAGACTACTAAGCCAGAGAAACACATGGGGCTTGCCGGTAACGGTAGCCCTTTTCTTCTGCCGTAATACGCACAGTTCCGGGGGAACATATTTGTGTAGTATAGCCGCTTGATAGTGTGTGACATAGACGGTAATATGCACATACCGAAACGGAAAACCAAGAAAAACGGAGGAAAGCACCATGAAGAAGAACATCACCAAGGAAGAGGAAAAAACCCTGCTGGAGATCGCCAAGCGCCTGATGGCAGCGGTGGACAGCCGGGGCGACCTCGAAGCCCGCGACAATGACAGCGAGGACTTCATTGAGGTTCCGGTCTGGGGCATCCAGAAAGCAATGGAGGAAGCCTACCTGCTGGGACGGATGACCAGATAAACCGGCAGCCCCCGACACAGCCCCACACAGGGGCTTGTGCCACGGGTGGCAAAACGATCCGAAGGAACTGACAACGCCCCACACAGGGGCAGATGTGGCGGCGTGGATGCGCCGGGAAGGAGAAGCACATGGAAGAACGGATGATGGATACCATCGTGGAAATCTACAACCACATGGATGACAGCGATAAGGATGCCTTCACGTTGGAAGATGCCGAGGATATGGTGGAAGACCAGATCAGGATGGATAAGGAAGCCGGACGGGAATCGCTGGCATATGACCCGCAGTTCTTCTACGATACCATTGTGGAACTCATGGAGCAGGACGAAGAGTGATGTACATTCTGCTTGGTATTCCGGGCAGAAGATCGTGTACTTTAGCCGCTTGCTATCCTTTGCACCTGACGGTAATATGCACATACCGAAAGGGGAAAGCCCCAAGGAATAACGAAAACACGGAGGATTTTACCATGAAAATGCATTTGATTGACTTTCCAGAGGACAACATCAGCATCGAGAGCTTCTACGACCGACTCAGACCTTGCTACGACAGCATCATGCAGTTCGGTGACAGGGTTCTGGTTGCCCAGATGAACTGGAACGGCATGCTGGAGGGAGCGGTATACGGCTTTGTGGAAGACCCGGAGGAAGGCTGGTCACCGATTGAGTGCCGATTGGAGCTTCTGAAGATTTCCGATGAGACCTACACGGATGCCGGTCACGCAATCGAGTGGTGCATCAAGAACGCACACTGAAAAAGGGCAGAGCTCCTTCGGGGGCTTTTGCTCGTAGTGGCGGATTTCTCCGGCGTGTAAATACACATAAATCCGACAAAAAGAGGTGTGTATGATCGTGCAGCATAGCCGCTTGCTATGTCCGGGCAGTGACGGTAATATACAGTCACAACGAAGGGAAAAGCCCTACGGAAAACAAAACACACGGAGGATACAGACCATGACGAACAAAGCAAAAATCTACCTCAAGAACATTCAGGAAGCCGACACCGAGAAGAAGCTGATCGGCATCGAGATCGCCTTCAAGCAGGACATGACCCTCAGCTGCAACGACCTCGGAAGCCTTTGCAGGGCGGCAGAAGACAAGCGGTACAGCCTGCGGAACAACGAGGAAACGTTGAAGCTGAAGCAGATCCTTTTCTTCCGGACGAAAGCGGAGATGGATGCCTACCACGACATGAGCCGCAAGCCGGAAGACTGGACAGAAGCGGAGATCGAGCAGCAGAGAAGCCGCTTCTGCAGCGTCTGGCAGGTCATCGAGGAAGCGGAGCTGGTCGATGAGTACGAGGCTTGGAAGGAAGCCAACCCCAACGCATAACAGCACCCAAAAGGTACACGCCCCGAAAAGGGGCTGTGCCTCGTATCCGATGTGTTTTATATAAAGTTGTCAAAATGGGAAACTATTTACTATTCATACGAAAAAGTTTCTCGTTTGGGAAAATGATATTTTAAGGACTTCTTCGGAGGTCCTTTTTCTTTACCCATTTTTACAGAAGGGAGGGGAAGCCAATGGCTACCAGAGGCAGAAAACCAAAGCCGACCGCCATGAAGGAGCTGGAAGGCAATCCGGGCAAGCATCCGCTGAACACCAGCGAACCGAAGCCCAACAAGAAAGCACCGGCCTGTCCGAAGTGGCTGGAGCCGGAAGCAAAGAAAGAGTGGCGTAGACTTGCCAAACAGATGGAAGCCATCGGCATCCTGACCGAAGTGGACATGGCGGCCTTTGCCGGTTACTGTCAGGCGTATGCCCGATGGAAGGAGGCAGAGGAGTTCATCACCCAGCACGGCACTATCGTCAAGACCCCGTCCGGGTACTGGCAGCAGGTGCCGCAGGTGTCCATCGCCCAGACCTATCTGAAGATCATGAACAAGTTTGCAGAGCAGTTCGGTCTGACCCCGTCCTCCCGAAGCCGGATCATTGCTTCGGACGGCGGTCCTGCGGATGCAGCTGATGAGATGGAGAATCTGCTGGGAGGAGGTGGAAGCTGATGGCAGAGTGCAGACCCCAAAACTATCCGAAACTGAAGGACTACAAACCCAGCCGGTTCATGCTTCCGACCTGCCATTACGATGCCGCAAAAGCAGACCGGGCAGTGACTTTTATCGAAAACCTGCGTCATACCAAAGGCAAGTGGGCGGGCAAGCGGTTCTGGCTGCTTCCTTGGCAGGAGCAGATCATCCGGGATGTGTTCGGCATCGTGGATGAAAAGGGAAACCGTCAGTTTCGCACGGCTTATGTCGAAATAGGTAAGAAGAACGGCAAGTCCGAACTTGCCGCTGCGGTGGCTCTGTATCTGCTTTTTGCCGATAATGAGCCATCTGCCGAAGTCTATGGTGCGGCGGCTGACCGCCAGCAGGCATCCATTGTTTTTGATGTTGCCCACCAAATGGTGCAGATGACCCCGGCACTTTTGAAACGGTGCAAGATCATGGCAGCCACCAAGCGCATCGTGAACTACGGGAACGCAGGATTTTATCAGGTTCTGTCTGCCGAAGTTGGTACGAAGCACGGTCTGAACGTGTCAGGTCTGGTGCTGGATGAGGTTCATGCCCAGCCAAACCGAAAACTCTACGATGTCCTTACCAAAGGTTCCGGTGATGCCCGTGAGCAGCCGTTGTTCTTCCTGATCACCACGGCCGGCACGGACAAGGAGAGCATCTGCTACGAGCTCCACATGAAAGCCCTTGACCTGCTGGCTGGACGTAAGATCGACCACACCTTTTATCCTGTGGTCTATGGACTGACAGATGAGGATGACTGGCATGATGAAGCCAACTGGTATAAGGCAAATCCCTCATTGGGGCAGACCATTCAGATCCAGCGTGTCCGGGATGCATATCAGGAAGCACTGGATAACCCGGCAGAGGAGAATGTGTTCAAGCAACTTCGTCTGAACATGTGGGTGTCCTCGCTGACCCGGTTTATCCCGGAACACATCTATGACCTCGGCAATCAGCCAATCGATATGGAAGCACTTAAAGGCCGTGACTGTTATGGAGGACTGGACTTGTCCAGCACTGGAGACATCACGGCTTTTGTGCTGATGTTCCCGCCCAGAGTTCCAGAGGAGAAGTACATCATGCTTCCGTTTTTCTGGATACCGGAGGATACGATCCCCCAGCGGGTGCGCAGGGCATCCGTTCCGTATGATGTCTGGTATCAGCAGGGCTACCTGATGGCGACAGAAGGCAATGTCATCCACTACGGATTTATTGAAAAGGTCATCGAGGAACTAGGCAAGACCTACCATATTTTAGAGATTGCCTTTGACCGATGGGGAGCCGTGCAGATGACCCAGAACCTTGAGGGGATGGGATTCACAGTCGTTCCTTTCGGTCAGGGCTTTAAAGATATGAGCCCGCCTACCAAGGAGTTCTACAAGCTCCTGATGGAAGGCAGGATCATCCACGGCGGCAATCCGGTTATGGCATGGATGGCGGGGAATGTGGTCGTGGATACCGACCCGGCTGGCAACATCAAGCCGACCAAGGCGAAGTCGCCGGAGAAAATCGATGGTATCGTCGCTGCGATCATGGCACTGGACCGCTGCATCCGAAATGAAGGTCAGCAGCAGGGAAGCGTCTACGACGAACGTGACATGATCGTTTTTTGATATGAAGATTTGGAGGAAAACACAATGAAGTATCTGATGAGTGCAGAATGGTGGAAGGCAGCCGGCATCCGTGCTGCAAAGACGATGTTCCAGACTGGTGCGGCTCTGGTCGTGACACAGATGCCCGGCGGCACTGTGGACTGGGTTGCAGTTGGCAGCGCGGCTATTGTGGCAGGTGTTGCGTCCTTTGGTACCAGCCTTGCCGGTCTGCCAGAACTGGAGAAACAGTAAAAAAGACAAAAGAAAAAAGAGCCCGACGCATCAGGCTCTTTCAAGGTGTTGTCCGAAGACGACCACCGCAATTCATAGCTATAATATACCACATGGGGAGAAATTATGCAAGAGGTTTTAAGAATTGCTGATGAAATTTTGAAGCTGGTTTAAGTGTGCGCGCTGCTGAGTTCCCAAAATCTGATTGCAAATGTTGGGCGAAATCTGAGTTCTTAATAAGTCTGTGCAATCAATAAAGGAACTCACAAATTGCTTACAGGCCGTTTTGGTTTCTCCCATCTTTCGTAATATGTAAGTAATCAGGATTATGTAGGCGTCAATGTATTTGAAGTCAAGACCTGTAATGCCTACTTCTGTTTCAAGAAGCGAAATAAGGCGTTTGTTTATTGTACTTGTCTGAAAACGAGTATCAAAGATGGTGTTGTTATGTGCAACAGCGTTTCGTAAATCTTTGACAGCGTAAATCATGTATTCGGTGATTTTTCCATCTGAATCCAGATTGCTTGGCAAGTGAAGTATGCTCGAAGTCTTCAATTTGACATTTGCATTTGAGCAGGCGAAAAAAGTACCAAACTCTCCCAACGTCAGTGATTCAAAAACAGCCCAAATAGGAATTGGGCGGTCAGTATCAAAGAAATGGTTGACAGTTTGCTTCTGATTTGAGTAATCACGCAAAAGTGCATTATTGATTTTTCCCTTGAGGGTCATCCGCTTTGCATATTGCTTGTGGTACTGTTGGCTTCCAGGAGCGTAGGACTGATAAGCAGTAATGGATTTATTGAAAACGACATCGAGATTTTCTGATTTGCTATCTTGAAGCACGGCTTCAATCACATAACTTTTCAGTGCGTTTTCAATGAACATTACTTTTGGATAAATCAAAGTCTTCAACTGCATATCAAATTTATTTAACGCTATGACTTCATCAAGCGATGAAAAAGGAATACGTTGGTTTGGCGTGCGGATGAAGCGGTATCCTTTGTATCCATGATAGTAGCCAATGTTTCGTAGTGATTGAGCCTGATTGCTTTTAACAGAAATCTGGTGATGATTTCTCAAATATTTCATAAGCTGATTGATTGACAGCATATTTTGTCCTCCTGGGTAAAAATATGTCTATATTATAGCACTGTTGAGAAATATATGGAAGATACGAAAAAACAGAAAGGGGAATAAATATTATGGGATTCTGGGAATGGATGGGATTTGAGAACCCAAGGGATTCTCCCAAAACAGAACAGCCAAAAGAAGGTCTGCCGCAGGTCACGGATAATGTCCGCGATTCCGGGCAGACCTTTGTGTTTGGCCGTTCCAATGCCGGGGAGCAGGTGGATGAGAAAGCCGCTATGCAGATCCCGACTGTGTATGCCTGTGTCCGTCTGCTGGCGGAGTCCATTGCGGCACTGCCGCTGCATCTCTACCGGGTGACAGACGATAATGGAAACAAGGAAAAGGCGCGGAATCATCCGCTGTACAAGATTTTATATCGCCAGCCAAACCCGGAGATGACATCCTTTGTTTTCTGGGAAACGCTGATGACTCACTTGCTTCTCTGGGGCAACGCCTACGCACAGATCGTCCGGGATGGCAAGAACACGGTGCTTGGTCTTTATCCGCTTTTGCCGGAAAATGTCGAAGTCGACCGAGATGAGAGTGGCGAGCTCTACTATATCTACCACGCATACACGGATGAAGTTCCGGGAGAGCAGAATAAGGATATCTACTTTCGCCGGGACGAGATCTTCCATGTGCCGGGTCTGGGCTTCAATGGTCTGATTGGTTTCTCACCGATTGCCATGATGAAGAACAGTCTCGGTACTTCCATTGCGGTAGATAAATACGGTTCCTCTTTCTTCAAGAACGGCGCGCAGCCCAGTGGTGTACTGGAACATCCCGGCGTTGTGAAAGATCCGAACCGTATCCGGGATAGCTGGGAAGCGGCTTACGGTGGTGCAGCCAATGCCCATCGTGTGGCTGTGCTGGAAGAGGGCATGGCCTACAAACCAATCTCCCTGCCACCGGAGGACAGCCAATTCCTCGAAACAAAGCAGTTCTCGGTCACAGAGATCTGCCGTATCTTCCGTGTGCCTCCGCATCTGGTAGCCGATCTGTCCAGGGCAACCTTCTCCAACATTGAATACCAGTCGCTGAACTTCGTGATGCACTCCCTGACCCCGTGGCTTGTCCGCATCGAGCAGGGCATCATCAAGGATCTGCTGCTGGAAGAGGAGCAGGATACCTACTTCCCGAAATTCAATGTGGACGGTCTGCTCCGTGGCGACTACCAGAGCCGGATGAACGGCTATGCGACCGGCATCAGCAACGGCTTCCTCTCTCCGAATGATGTGCATCGTCTGGAGAACATGGATCTCATCCCAGCAGAGGAGGGCGGTGACGACTACTACCTGAACGGCGGCTATGTGAAGCTGAAAGATGCAGGAGTGGCACAGCAGAATAAAGCTGCCGCAGTCCAGCAGAATCAGCCGAAACAGACACAGCCCGACCCGGAAGAAGAACCTGACAGCGATAACCGGCTGAGTGAGAGTAAGCCACGGAAAAATGGAAGGAGAACCCGATGAAGAAATTCTGGAACTGGATCAAAAACAGTGACGATACCAGAATCCTCCGGCTGGAAGGCCCCATCGATGAGGAATCATTCTGGGGCGATGAAATCACGCCGCAGATGTTCCGGGATGAGCTGGAATCCGGTGTGGGGGATGTGACCGTCTGGATCAACTCTCCGGGCGGCAATGTGTTCGCCGCTGCTGAGATCTATACCATGCTTAAGGACTACAAGGGCAGCATCACGGTCAAGATCGATGCGATTGCGGCATCTGCTGCATCCGTTGTGGCGATGGCCGGTGATACTGTTCAGATGAGTCCCGTTGCCATGCTGATGATCCATGACCCCAGCACCGTTGCAATGGGCAATACCAAGGATATGGAAAAGGCCATCGAGGTGCTGACTGAAGTCAAGGAGAGCATCATCAATGCCTACGCAGCGAAGAGCGGACTCAGCCACGCCCGTATTGCCAACCTCATGAGCAATGAGACCTGGATGAATGCGAAGAAGGCGGTGGAGCTGGGCTTCGCAGACGAGATCCTCTTTGCAAAGAAAGAGGAAGAGCCGGACAGTGATCCAGCAGATCCGGAGAATCCGGAAGAAGACCCCGACAGTGAACCGGGCGAGGGCGAAGAAAAGAAGCCGTTCCAGAAGGATACGGCAGGGCACCTTTTCTCCAGCCGTCAGATGGATCTAATCGTCCTGAACCGTCTGGGTGTGAAACCGGAAGATGTGGGTCAGAAACACACTGAGCCGAAGGCACCGCCTGCTGCCCCGAAACCGTCCGCAGAGCCGACCCCTCCGGCAGAGCCGTCCGCTAATCCGGGACCTGTCCTTGACATGGACGGCAAGACCGAGGATGGCAGTATCCCCTACAATATCCTGATGAAGCAGCTTGAGTGTATGAAGTGATGTGCATTCAGGCTGTTTTTCATATCACCACAAATCAATCTATGGAGGAAAAACACTATGAGTAAGATTCTGGAACTGCGCACCAAGCGCAACACTCTCTGGGAGCAGACCAAGGACTTTCTGGAGAAGAACCGCGGCGAGAACGGTCTGGTAAAGGCTGAGGCCGTGGAGCAGTATAACAAGATGGCACAGGAGGTCAAGGATCTGGGTGCTGAGATCGAGCGTCTGGAGCAGCAGGCACAGATCGAGGCACAGCTGTCCGCACCGACTTCCAGTCCTGTCCACGCTGACCCGAAGAACGGTGCCAAGAAGGATGTCAAGCCGACTGCCACTGCCGAGTATGCCGAGAACTTCTGGAACATGATCCGCAACCGCGGCCATTACGGCGAGGTCCGCAATGCCCTGTCTGTGGGTGAGGACACCGAGGGTGGCTTTACCGTTCCCGATGAGTTCGAGAAGAAGCTGGTGGAGGCACTGGAGGAGAATAACATCTTCCGTGGTCTGGCGACCGTCATCCGCACCAGCTCCGGCACCCGTAAGATTCCCATCGCGGAGGATACCGGTGAGGCAAGCTGGATCGATGAGGGTGAGGAGATCCCGGAGAGCGATACCACCTTCGGTCAGACCATGCTGTCTGCGTACAAGCTGGGCACTATGATCAAGATCTCCAATGAGCTGCTGAACGATTCCGCATTCGACCTTGCCACCTATATTGCCCGCCGTTTCGGTGTGCGTATGGGCAACGCAGAGGAGCGCGCCTTTATCACCGGTGACGGTGTGGGCAAGCCTCTGGGTCTGCTGGCTGAGACCGGCGGTGCCAAGGTCGGTGTGACCGCTGCCCAGAAGGACGCCGTTACCTTCGATGAGATCTTCAAGCTCTACTACGCACTGAAGGCTCCGTACCGCAAGAAGGCACAGTTCCTCTGCAACGAAGCCCTGGTGCTGCAGCTGATGACCATCAAGGACAACAACGGCAACTATATCTGGAAGCCGGGTCTGGAGATCGGCAAGCCTGATACCCTGCTGAACCGTCCGCTGAAGACTTCTGCCTTCATGCCGGAGATCAAGGGTGGCAGCAAGGTCATGGCTTTCGGTGATTACAGCTACTACTGGGTGGCTGACCGCCAGAACCGCACCTTCCGCCGTCTGAACGAGCTGTATGCCCGTACTGATCAGGTCGGCTTCCTGACCACCCAGCGTGTGGATGGCAAGCTGATTCTGCCCGAAGCCGTACAGCTTCTGCAGATGGCACCGCAAGGCTAAGAAAGCCAGGAAAGGAGGAGCCGGTTATGGCACTGATCCCGCTTTACGAAGCGAAGACCTATCTCCGCGTGGACAGCAGCGATGAGGATGCCCTGATCGGCATCCTTTTATCTTCTGCGGAGCAGATGTGTAAGGATGTGGGCCGTTTATCGGAAGACCAGTGGGAGGCAGTCAATGCCGCTGACCGGGATGTCGAGAACGGAGTACAGCCTACAAGGGAACTGGAAGCCCTGCGCAGCACCTGCCGTGTGGCGATTCTGTATGCGCTGGGGTATCTCTATGAGCACCGGGACGAAGCTGACCATAAACAGCTGATGCTGACGCTTCGTTCCATTCTGTTTGCTGTGAGGGAGGGGGTGTTCTGATGATCGAGAAACTGAATGAGCGGATCACGATCGAGAAAAGCACGGTCGTGACCGATAAGGTCGGAAACCATCGGAACACATGGGAGGAATATTTCACCTGTTTTGCCTACGCTTCGACCTATCAGGCGCAGGAAGAAGAAGGTGAGGTCACAGCCGAACAGAAGAGCGTGGTGTTTACGGTTCGGTGGTGCAGTGAGACCGGAAATCTCACATCAACAGGTTACCGCATCCGTTTCCGGGAGCAGCTCTACAATATCGAATCCGTTGACCCGATGAACTACCAGAAGAAGATCCTGAAAATTCATTGCAGACTGGAGAGGAGGCAGCCGGATGAGCAGAACCGTCAGCATCGATGAGATGGCAGATGCCATCAATGAGGGCTTAAAAGAATACGCGACCCTTGCTTCCACGCAGGTGAAGAGTGCCGTTCGTAAGTCTGCCAAAACGGTCAAAGACCAGATCTCGGCCAATGCACCGTCCCGGACGGGCGCGTACAAGGGAAGCTGGGTGGCGACCAAACAGTCCGAATCCAGTCAGAGCCTTCAGATGGTGGTGCATTCCAAGAACCGCTACCAGCTGGCACATTTGCTGGAAAAAGGTCATGCCAAACGCGGCGGCGGTCGTGTGGCAGGAAGACCCCATATTGCTCCGGCTGAACAGGCCGGCATCGAGCAGCTCCAGTCCCTCATCGAAAAGGCACTAAAGTAAGGAGGAACCAATGACCCACGAAGAGGTAAAAGCTCTGGTGGAAGAGATGGGACTTCCTTATGCGTATGACCATTTCGCAGAAGGGGAGAGCCCTGATCCACCGTTTATCTGCTTCCTGTATCCGAAAGCTGAGAACTTTGGCGCGGATAATCTTGTGTACCACCATTTCAACCGGCTGGACATAGAGGTGTACACCGATTACAAAGACCCGGATATGGAAGCAAATATTGAAGAAGTCCTGACCGCACACGAACTCTACTATGAGAAAAGTGAGGTCTGGATCGAAACCGAAAAGATGTATGAAGTCCTGTATGAGCTGACCGTGTGATGCTCATGCGGGATATTTTTATGGGAGGAACACTATGTCGAAGAAAAGCAATAAGGTCAAATTTGGCCTGAAAAACTGCCATTATGCCAAGGCAACCTTTGACGAAGATGGCAGTGTCACCTATGCAAAGCCGGTCCGCATCCCCGGTGCAGTCAGTCTTTCTATGGATGCTAACGGTGAGATCGAGCCGTTCTATGCGGACAATATCGCCTATTATGTCGTGAATAACAACTCCGGCTACGAGGGTGATCTGGAGATCGCGCTGATCCCGGAGAGTTTCCTCACGGACATCATGCACGAGGAACTGGATGGCAACGGCGTGCTTGCTGAGAACGCCAATGTGGAATTGGAGCATTTCGCATTCCTGTTCGAGTTCGATGGCGACCAGCGTCACATCCGTCATGTGCTGTACAACTGCGTGGCAAGCCGTCCTTCCATCGAGGGTGAGACCAATGAGGACAGCAAGGAAGTCAAGACGGACACCCTGAACCTGCAGGCAACCCCTCTGGCAAACGGTTATGTCAAGGCAAAGACCGGTACCAACACCACCGATGATGTCTATAACAAGTGGTACGATGCGGTCTACGAGCCGCAGGCGGAAGCTGTGGACACCGAAGACACCAGTCACACCGAGGAGCCGCAGGGCTAAGTGACCGACACACACCGCAGGGCTTCGGCTCTGCTTACATTATTATAAAGAGGTATATGATTATGAAGAAGATTTTTCCTTTGTTCGCAGTGATTATCGTTCTGGTGCTGGCTGTCTGCTCGTTCCACATTATCCCCACCGGCTACACGGGCGTGAAGACCAGCTTCGGCCAGATCCAGGAGACCACCATTCAGAGCGGTAAGCTCAACTTCTGCATTCCCTTTGTGCAGAGCATCCACAAGGTCAACAACAAGCAGCAGGATAAGCACATCGAAGCGCAGGTCTGGGGCGAAGCCTCCGACAAGACCCCTGTGTATGCCGCTGATGTCATTGTGACTTATCAGGTGCTTCCTGAGAAGAGTGCATGGCTGTATGCGAATGTGTCCGACATCAAGAATCTGGTCGGTGACGAGCTGGTGGCATCTGCCATTAAGTCTGCGATGGCTGAACTTGGTCCCAATGAGGTAACCAACCGCACCAAGATCGAGCCTCTGGCACAGCAGAAGCTGGCAGAATCCCTTGTGCAGAAATATGGTGAGGACGTTGTGTTTGTGAACAAGGTCGTCATCAATGACATGAATTTCGAGGATGCCTATAACGAAGCCATCCAGCAGAAGTCCATTGCACAGCAGAACGCAGATAAGCAGAAGATCGAGAATGAAGCCGCCATTGCCAAGGCAGAAGCGGATAAGCAGGTGGCAATCACCAATGCAGAGGCGGAAGCCCAGAAGACTTCCATTGCCGCAGAAGCTCAGGCAGAGGCAAACCGCAAACTGGCAGAAAGCCTGTCCGATACGCTGATCGAGTACCAGAAGATCCAGAAGTGGGATGGAAAGCTGCCGACTGTGAGCGGCGGTAATGCACTGGTGAGCATTGACCCGGCAGAGTAAGAAACACGATATATGGCAGGGCTTCGGCTCTGCCAATTTTACATGAAATTTATGGAGGATTACGATTATGGCAGTTACAAAGAAAATCGAGATCGATGGCAAGGAAGTCACCTTTAAGGCAAGTGCGGCTGTGCCTCGCCTGTACCGCATCAAGTTCGGCCGTGACATTTACAAAGACCTGCGCCAGCTGGAAAAGAGCGTAGGGGAGAATGATGAGGACAATTCCAACCTCGACCTGTTCAGTCTGGAAATGTTCGAGGACCTGGCATGGCTGATGGCCCGTCATGCAGACCCCGCGAATGTGCCGGACAGCCCGGAGGAGTTCCTGGACCAGTTCAACACCTTTTCCATCTACCAGATCCTGCCCCAGCTGATCGAACTGTGGGGCCTGAATGTGCAGACGGAGGTGGAATCCAGAAAAAACCTCGAAAGAGTGAGCGGGAAATGACCACCCCGCTCTTTCTGCTGCGTTGTGTACAGCTCGGTATCAGCATCGCCGACCTAGACCTGCTGACCATCGGGTTGGTCAATGATATGTTCACGGAACGGCAGAACGACGATTATCCGTACAAAGAGCTGGCCTCGCAGGAGGATTTCGACCGGTTCTAAAGCAAAAAACAGACGACCGTGCTTATATTGTGAACGAAATAAGCACAATCGTCTGGTGATGGTATAAAAAATCCCACTCAGCCATGTGACTGGGTGGGATATATGCTGTCACTATTCGATTTCCACGTCTTCAAAACCGACAAGGTCAGCTTCAGTGATGCCAAGGCGACGAAGCATTTCCTCTTCAGAGATCAAGTAAGATTCAGTCTGTTTTAGAGAGGTGTTTGTTTGCATGGTATCTTCAAAGATGTTGCGGAGATAATCGGGTCCTTCCATCCAGAGTCCGGTGGAATAGTCAAATAGCATTTTGTATGCGGGAGAGGTTACAAAGCGAAAAAATACGTCGTTGAAGGAAACACCGGTATCATCACAGTAGTCTGTGAGCATAGTGCGCATAACGAGTACGGCGCACATTTCGCGTTGTGAATCATCGATGACAACCTCGTTCATAAAACCACCTCCTAGCAATTATTTTTTATGCAGTCTTTTTGGAAGTGCAGTAGTCATAAAGACTCAGCAGATAATCAGAGCCTTCTTTCCAAATCTCTGTGTCAAAATCAAAGAGGGCTTCATACGCACGAGAACTTGTGAAACGAAGAAGAGCTTCCTCGTATGAAATATTTTCTCGTGCTGCAAGGGTTTCTACAGCTTCGCGCATCGCAATTACTGCGCAGCATTCCTTTTGGGAATCTGTAGATTTATAGTTTATAGCATTATCACAATTTGATGTCACCATAGCGGTCACTCCTTATAAATTCAAGATGCTCGACGGCATCCTGAGTTCTGAAACAAAACTGATCCTTGAGACGGTTCGGTAAAAGTTTTTCAATCGTTTCTTTGTCTGCTTTTGGAGTTCCAGGCTCACCAGCACCTTCACCGCTGATATAAATCTGAAGGGTACGGGCTGTCTGATCGTCGGCAATCTTTCCACCGATGATATCAATTACGTTGTATTTTTTCAGAAGCTGAGGAAAGAGGTCTTTCTTTCGATTGGCCGCTACAAAATGCAGCCATTCGATACTGGGTTCTTGAAAAAAGTAAGCGAGAATGTTTGGGTCATAGTGAAATTTGTAGACGGATATTTGTCCGTCAGCTGGATCAAAGTTTTTTGGAACAGCACCGAGGTGTTTTGCTTTGCGAACAGAAAGCTGGACATAGTTATATGCTTGTTCATAAGATGAGGTTAAGTAGAAACCACGACCAAAATCGAGACCACCCATACAGCGGCTTAAGTCGATGTCAGGAATACTGACATAACTTCCGTGGTAGAGCAGCATTCCATCTTCAAGTCCTATCATACGGTAACACCTCGATTCTTGAGCAGGGTTTCAACATCATGCAAAGCGCATTCGTAGCTATTCAAATGAAGAATGTCATAGCAGTCAGCGATAAATCCGAGAATGTCGTATTTCTTAAACAGTTCTGCGCAGTCGCTGGGAGACATTTTCCATTTGGATTGAGCCATCCGAAAGACCCAGCACTGCATATCGGCAATGTCAATATTATATCCACTCATAGAGCATACCTCCTTTGAGTACAATTTCTCAATTTAAGTATAGCTCTTTTTCTGCCGCTTAGCAACGACAGAATTGTAAATTTCAGATTATTTTCCGCCTGTCTGCTTCGTGCAGATGGGCTTTTCTTATGCCCAAAAGGAGGTGGTCATCCACATGGCATCCAGAATCCAGGGCATCACCGTTGAGATCGGCGGCGATACCACAAAGCTCTCCAAAGCACTGGAAAGTGTAAACAAGTCAATCAAGGGGACGCAGTCCGGACTGAAGGATGTCAACAAACTCCTGAAGCTGGACCCCTCCAATACAGAACTGGTTGTCCAGAAGCAGAAGATGCTCAAGGATGCCATCGAAGCCACCAAGGAAAAGCTGGCAACTCTGAAAACTGCTGCACAGCAGGCCAATGAGCAGCTTGCCAACGGTGAGATCACCCAGCAGCAGTACGATGCCCTCCAGCGTGAGATCGTGGAGACCGAACAGAATCTGCGGTCTTTACAAGACCAGGCGGCGACCACGAATGCGACCCTTGCCAAGATCGATGAAGCCGGAGAAAAGCTCCAGAACATTGGATCTTCTGTGGAGAATGTCGGTAAGAAGTTCCTGCCGGTGACTGCCGCTGTAACGGGTCTTGGCACTGTCGCAGTGAAGACCGCAGCCGACTTCGATTCCGAGATGAGTAAGGTTTCTGCCATTTCCGGTGCGACTGGGGATGACTTCGACCAGCTTCGTGCAAAAGCCCGTGAAATGGGTGCTAAGACCAAGTTCTCCGCATCAGAGGCTGCTTCGGCGATGGAGTACATGGCCATGGCCGGATGGAAGATTTCTGACATGCTGAACGGCATCGAGGGCGTCATGAATCTCGCGGCCGCTTCGGGTGAAGACCTCGCTACGACTTCAGATATTGTCACGGATGCCCTCACCGCTTTCGGTTTGTCTGCGGCGGATTCCGGGCATTTTGCAGATATCCTTGCAGCCGCTTCATCCAATGCGAATACCAACGTCAGCTTGATGGGCGAGACGTTCAAGTACTGTGCACCTATCGCCGGTGCGCTTGGGTTCTCGGCAGAGGATACCGCAGAAGCCATCGGACTTATGGCAAACAGTGGTATCAAGGCTTCACAGGCGGGTACTTCCCTTCGTACCATCATGAACAACCTTTCCGGTGAAGTGACCTTTGTCGGTAAAAACATCGGTGAAGTTACGATTGCCACCAGCAATGCAGATGGCAGCATGAGGAGCCTGAATGATATCCTCGCAGACTGCCGTGTAGCATTCTCTGGCTTGACCGAATCTGAAAAAGCATCCAATGCAGAGGCACTGGTCGGCAAGAATGCGATGTCTGGTTTCCTTGCCCTGATGAATTCCAGCGAGACGGACATCAACAAACTGCGTGGTGCCATTGAAAACTGTGACGGCGCATCCGAGAGCATGGCAGAAACCATGCAGGACAACTTAAATGGTCAGCTCACCATCCTGAAATCTCAGCTGGAGGAGCTGGCTATTTCTTTTGGCGATATCCTGATGCCCACCATCCGCAAGATCGTATCTGCCGTGCAGCAGTTCGTGGACAAGCTCAACAGCATGGATGAGGGTACCAGGGAAACGATCATCAAGATCGGACTCCTGGCGGCATCCATCGGTCCGCTGCTCATTGTGCTGGGCAAGACCATATCGACCGTCGGCACAGCGATGCGGGGGTTCAGTTCTCTTGCAAAGGGTGTCCGGCTTCTCATCACCCATGTGGGCAGTGCCAGTGGTGTGTTCAGCAAGCTGGGTGTGGTTCTGGGTGGTCTGTCCGGCCCGGTTGTAGCAGTAGTGGCGGTCATCGGTACACTGGTGGCGGCCTTCATGAACCTCTGGAACACCAACGAGGAGTTTCGTACTGCCATTACCGGCATCTGGAACGACATTGTTTCCAAAGTGAAAGGCTTCTGCGACCAGCTGACACAGCGGATCAACGGACTGGGCTTTGACTTTAAGGATGTCACAGAGGTACTGAAGGCAGTATGGGATGGTTTCTGTCAGGTGCTTGCACCGCTGTTTGAGGGAGCGTTCCAGAATATTGCCACCATCCTTGGCGTCGTTCTGGATACCTTACTGGGTCTTTTCGATGTCTTTTCCAATGTGTTCTCCGGCAACTGGAGTGGCGCATGGGAAGCGGCAAAGGGCATCTTCTCCAGTATCTGGGATGGCGTGAAGTCTGTATTCTCTACGACTCTTACCGCATTAAAGAGCGCACTGGATGTGTTTCTTGGGCTGTTCGGTACGGACTGGCAGACGGTCTGGGGCAGTATCAAGAGCTTCTTTGAGACCGTGTGGAGCGGAATCAGCAGCTTCTTTTCAAACACAGTTTCTGCTATCCAGAGTGTGGCAACGACTGTGTTCACTGCAGTTTCGAGCTTCTTTACGACTGTCCTTACGAGTATCCAGACGACCTTCAGCACCATCTGGACTGCCATTTCCACAGCCGTTTCTTCTGTGTTGAATACGATCCATACCACGGTGACAACTGTGTGGACGGCGATCTCGACTGCGATTTCTACGGTCATGAACACCATCAGCACGACGATCACTTCGGTGTGGAATGGCATCTACAACACCATGAAACCTCTGTTGGATGCGTTCAAATATCTGTTTGAAACCATCTGGCAGGCAATTCAGATCCTGATCGGCGCAGCACTGACTGCGATCCAGACGAAGATCACTTCCATCTGGAACGCCATCGTCGCCTTTGTGACTCCGATCCTGACTGGATTGCAGACGACTTTCTCTACGGTTTGGTCCGCGATCCAGATAGCCATATCTACGGTGCTGACTGCAATCCAGACCGCGGTGACAACTGTATGGAACGCTATTGTATCGTTCCTGTCTCCGCTGCTGACTGGCATTCAGACCCGGATGAGTACGGCATGGAATGCAATCAAGACGGTCATTTCGACTGTCCTTTCAGCAATCCAGTCCACGGTTTCTTCCATCTGGAGCGCCATCAGCAGCAAAATCTCCGGTGTGGTAAATGGTATCAAATCGGTGGTTTCTTCCGGCTGGAATGCCATGAAGTCTACGGTTTCGTCCCTCAGTAACAGCATCAAGAGCGCGGCGACCACAGCTTTTAACTCGATGAAATCCGGGATTTCCTCTACCATTTCCGGTATTAAGTCCACCATCACGAACGGCTTTAACAGTGCAGTTTCCTTTATCAAGGGTCTGGCTGGACAGGCATTCTCGTGGGGCTCTGACATGATCGGCAACATTGTGTCCGGTATCCAGTCGAGGATTCAGGATGTGGCAAGCGCCGTATCGGGAGTGGCGGACCGTATCCGCTCTTTCCTGCACTTCTCTGTGCCGGATGAGGGGCCTCTGGCAGATATGGAAAGCTGGATGCCGGACTTCATGCAGGGACTGGCAAACGGCATCACGACCAACACCAGCCTTGTAACTGCGGCGGCAGAGAATCTGTCCACCACGCTGTCTACTTCCATCACCAACTCCATGAGGGGAGTGGAGCAGGCATACAGTAAGAGCTGGGCGGCCATCAGCCAGACGGTGAAGACCGGAACGGCAGGTGTGAGTGCCGCGATGAGATCCGCATGGAGTTCCATTACAACCAGTACCACGAGCACATGGAACAGCATCAAGACCACCATCCAGACCAGCTTTGCGGCGGTGAAGACCAATGTGACCTCTGCGACAGCAGCAGTGAAAACGTCCATGACCAGTGCATGGAATGCAGTGAAGTCGCTGACAACGACCAGCTGGAACGGCATTAAAACGGTCATTACCACAGCGTGGAACGGGATCAAGTCCCTTACTACTTCTGCGACTGCTTCTGTAAAATCCTCCATGACAAGCGCATGGAATGCGGTGAAAACTCTGACGAACACCAGCTGGAATGGTATCAAGACGGTGATTACGACAGCGTGGAACAGTATCAAGTCTCTTACAACTTCCTCTGTATCCACAGTTCGCAGTACGGTCACAAGCAGCTGGAACACACTGAAATCCACCACGACCTCTGCTTTCAATAGCATCAAGTCCACGGTGTCTTCGGCAATGTCCAGTCTACGCAGCACGGTTTCCTCCGGTGTTGCAAATATCAGGAGCAGCTTTAACTCGCTCGGTTCGATTGCTTCTTCGGCATACCGCTGGGGTGCAGATATCTGTTCCCAGATGGCGGCAGGTGTCCGGGCAGCGGCCGGTTCCGTGATCGCGGCGGCAGAAAATGTCGCAAGCAGGGTCAGAAGTCTGCTGCATTTCTCTGTGCCGGACGAAGGACCTCTGTCCGATGCAGACACCTATATGCCTGACTTCATGAAGCTGCTGGCGACCGGCATTAAGAAAAATGTCAAGTCGGTAGTGAAGGCTGTGCAGGGGCTTGCCGGGTCTATGAGCAGTAACCTCACGACTCCGGTGGATTCTCTGGGCGACTGGATGGATTCTGTGGTCGGCAGTTTTGCCACTACGATCAAGAGAAGCCAGAGCGGTGTCGGCAGTGCTGCAAGGGATGTGGGCAGCGGTATCCAGTCCCAGCTGATGGCCGGGCTTTCCGGGCTGAAAACACAGTTCCAGCAGCTCTGGACTGACCTGCAGGGTATCACCAAAACAGCAGTCGGCAGTATGAGCGATGAAGTGAAGCAGGGCTTTACGGACATAAAGGATTCCATTGGAGAGCTGAGTTCTCAGACCGGTTCCCTTGGAAATGCGATCCGCAGCCTTGGCGATACCTTCAACTCGGATTTCCTAAAGAGCCTGGGCAATGGCATCAGCAAAGTCGGTGATACGGTCAATACGGTCACCGGTCTTGTGGACAAGCTCGGCTCTATGAAGAACACCATCGGAAACCTCGGAAGTACGTTGCAGAACCTCGGCAATGTTCTTGGCTCCGAAAACGGAGGCGGTCTGCTGTCCAACATCGGCAGTTTCCTGTCGAAGATCGGCAGCGCAGATGGCGGTCAGATCGTGTCGAACTTTGGCAACCTGATCTCCGGGCTGACCTCCAAAATGGGCGGTCTGGGAGAGGGAATCTCCGGTATCATCTCGAAGCTGGGAAGCCTTGGCTCCAGCGGTGGGGGAATCCTGTCGAATCTGGGCGGGCTGCTTTCCGGTGTAGTGACGAAGATCGGCGGCTTAGGCGGCAGTCTTTCTGGGCTTCTGTCTGGTGTGGGTTCCACATTGGGCGGAATTGCTGGTTCTGCCGGCTCCGCAATCGCAGGACTGTTCGGCTCGGTTGGCACGGCCGTATCTGGTCTGGCGGCAGGTGCGGGTACGGCTCTTGCAGGCGTAGCAAGCTCCGCAGGTGGTTTCCTCGCATCCGCAGGCACAGCACTTGCTGGTCTGGCGGGTCCTGCAGGTATCGCAGTGGCGGCCGTTGGCGGCATCGGTCTTGGACTGACCGCTCTCTGGAAAAACTGCGATGGCTTCCGGGAAGGAGTCACGAATATCTGGAACAAGGTCACTTCGGTATTCTCGAATGGAGTAAATGCCATCAAGAACGGTATCTCCAATGCGGCTTCTGCCATCGGCAACGTGGCATCGTCCATCTGGGGCGGTATCAAGAACGTGGCTTCCTCGGCAGTCAGCTGGGGCAAGGATATCGTTGGCGGTATTGCAGGAGGCATCAAGAAGGGTGTGAGCTGGGTCGGCAGTGCGGTCAAGAGTGTGGCAAGCGGTATCCGTTCGTTCCTGCACTTCTCTGTGCCGGATGAAGGACCTCTGGCAGATGCGGACACCTATATGCCAGACTTTATGAAGCTGCTTTCCGGCGGCATCAAGAAAGGCGAGGGCGGACTAATCAGCCAGATCAAGTCGATGGCAGCAAAGGTGCAGCAGGGTATGGAGGGCATCAGTTCCTTCAGTCTGCCGGAACTGACCCTGCCGCACTTCGATGGCTCTGGCTGGAACTTCCCGCAGGCGGCTCTGGCCGGAGGCGGTACCACCCGGACGACCAACCTTGGTGGCGTATATATCACGGTCAACGGCTACAATGCCCGGAACGATGATGAACTCGCACAGACCGTTGCCGATAAGATCAACGGCATGATCCACGAGGATGATTCGGTCTTCAAGTAAAGGAGGAGATGCGTATGGGCTATAACACCCCAAAGCAGACAGTATCACAGTTTCAGCTCAAAGGCAGATATGCCAGACAGTATCTGTCCTTTGCCGGGAAGTCCAGCAAGGACTTCCTTTTATATTTGTCTGGTCCCGGTGTGTATGATTCCCCGGCTGCGGATGTGGAGAGCACCTCCGTACCCGGCAGGAACGGGGACATCATCACCGAGAATGCAAGGACAGGCAGGCGCAGATATCAGAACGTGGATATCAAGTATAAGGCATTTTTCTTCAACGGTCTGCCTGCCAAGACCGCAGCGGTCAAGGCATGGCTGTTATCTCCGATCGGGTATCAGAAATTGCAGGACACCTACGACCCGGATTTCTTCCGGATGGCAGTCTGCAAGGATGCTCTGGAATTTGATGTGACAGCCCAGAAAGCCGCTGAGATGGAGCTGACATTCAACTGTAAGCCCCAGCGTTGGAGCGTGGATGGGCAGAGGGTGATCCGGTTGGATGGCAGATCAACTTTGAAGAACCCATTTGCATTTCCGGCGCAGCCTATCTTCAAGGTCTACGGAGATTCTGGCGGTGAGCTGTATGTGGGTGAGGAGAAGATCACCATCCACAGTATTAAGGACTACGTGTTGCTCAACTGTGAGACGCACAACGCCTACAATGCTTCCGGCTTCTGCAATGAGACCATTCTTTCGGATGACTTCCCGGAATTGCCGGAGGGAAAGACACAGATCACATGGACAGGCGGTATCACAGCGGTGGAGGTGACTCCACGCTGGTGGACGCTGTAAGAGGGAGGTGCAGCCAGTGATCCCATGTTTATATGATTCCAGAGAAATGAAATTTGACCATAACGGCATCGGAAAGCTGGCAGATGCACAGTCTTGTACCGTAACGGAAAAGAGAAACGGAAGCTATGAACTGAAGCTGGTCTGTCCGGCAGATGGCATCCATGCAGAGATGCTGGAGGAGGGGAATATCATCCTTGCCAAGCCATCCGATACCATGCAGTCTCAGCCGTTCCGCATCTACAAGATCACGACCCCTATTGATGGCAAGCTGGAAGTGCAGGCACGGCATATTTCCTACCAGCTCAACTTTATCACGGTATCACCATTTTCAGTGACCGGATGTGGCGGGGCAATGCAGGGGCTGAAAAGCCATGCGGCTTCCGACTGTCCGTTTAATGTCTGGACGGATGTGGAATCCAGTGCAACCTTTACGCTGGGAGTTCCATCCTCCTTCCGAAACTGCCTTGGAGGTATGGCCGGGTCAGTTCTGGATGTTTTTGGCGGTGAATTCGAGTGGGACCGGTATACAGTCAAGTTCCATAAGGCAAGAGGTGCCGACCATAACGTCCACATTATCTACGGTAAGAACCTGACGGATTTCAAGATGGAAAGATCCATCGAGAACACGATCACTGGTGTGCATCCGTACTGGGTGGATAATGAAACCCAGGCGGTCATGGAACTGCCGGAGAAGGTGGTGCTGCAAAGCAAACGGTCGATCCCCTACCAGAAGGTCACCGTGCTGGACTGTACCAGCAATTTTCAGGAAAAGCCGAGTGAGACGGCACTCCGGGAATACGCACAGAACTATATCGACACCACGGACTTAACAGAGCCGGAGATCGATATCAAGATCGACTTTTTACAGCTCTGGAATACACCGGGGTATGAGGACATCGTGGAAGCAGAGCGTGTTTCCCTTTGCGATACGGTCCATGTGTTTATCTCAAAGCTGGGAATTGAAGTCAGTTCCAAAGTCACCGAAACCGAGTATGATGCGCTACTGGAACGCTATAACAGCATCACGCTGTCAAACTCCACGGTCAGCAGCCGAAATTCTTCTCTGACAGGTTCGCTCAACAGCATCCGGAATACAGCGACGATTGCCTATGATACGGCAGTCCGTGCGGAAACGGCAGTGGGAGAGCAGGTCGGTGGGATCACAGCATCTATCATTTATGACGGTGCGCTTTTTGCTGCGCTGTTTGGCCTTCATTATAAAAATGAAACTGACAATAAGGGAAATACGACCCGGTATGCATTCAATGCGGCGACTTTGAAACAGTCAACGGTCGCATGGAAGAACAGCTCTGCCGGGTTGTTTGTATCCACGGATGGCGGTAAGACGTGGGGCTATGGCTGGGAGGAGGATGACACTGCAGTCAGGACAGCGATCCTGCTGGAACAGACCCTCAAAGAACTGGATGACCGCTATAAGAAAGCCACGGAGCTTTCCGAGGAGCTGCTGAAGGAACTGGATGAGCGGTACAAAACAGCGACCGCCATTTCTGCCGAGCTTCAGAAAACGCTCGATCAGCGGTACGAAACAGCAAAAAAGCTGTCCAAGGATTTATATGAGGAACTGGATAAGCGGTATGGCACTCTTACGGAAATCTCGGAAGATCTGCAAAAGGAGTTGGACGAGAGATACAGTGTGGCGAAGAAGCTGTCGGAAGAGGTCGAAAAAGAACTGGATGAAAAGTACCAGCCGAGTGTCCCGGTATCGGAAACCGCACCGGAAGCCCCGGTAGCAGATACGCTCTGGGTCGATAAGAAGAACCTGCAGTTAATGCTCTGGGATGGAGAACAGTGGCAGACCATCGGCTATGAGCCGGAACAGCCAACGGAACCGACCACACCGACGGAACCGGAAAAGCCGGAGCCGGAGAACCCGGACACCGAAGGAAAAGATAATGGGAACAAAGAAGAAACAGATGATAAGAAGACCGATCAGGAAGGAGGGGGCGCGTAATGGTCACAAGCATTTATCAGGAAGTGGAGCTGTCGCTGACGGAGAACCTGATCCCGGTGACAGTTCCGGTTAAGCAGTATGACAACAAAGCACGGAAAGTTCGCTGTGTTTTGTATAACAACTCGGTGCAGTATTTCGTGCCACAGGACTGCATCGTTGCCTGTTCCGGTACCAGACCGGACGGTACGATCTTTCACTACACCAGCGAAACAGCATCCGACCTTGTGTTTGTTGAAAATGGGGCGGTCGTCTTTACGATCACGACCTTCATGACCGCACAGGCCGGGCGGTTTCCGCTGGATGTTGTTATGCTCAGCACAGCGGGGGATGTCCTTGGTTCGTTCTCCCTCACATTGAAGGTGGAGCGGGCGGCCATCAACAACGGCAAGATCGCCACCTATACCTACGCGGGTGTGGTGGAAGCTATCCGTAAAGGTCTGCTGGAAGTGTATATCACGGATGATGGCTATTTTGCCGTTGTGTCGGAGGATGGACTCGGCTTCAGTGACAAGTCGGAATCCAGCACCATCCAGAAATTCATTGAAAATCTTTTGAACTGTACGGTTACGGATGACGGCTATCTTGCTTTCACCACTGAAGACGGTCTGAAGCTCATCTTTTCAATGGACGGTGACGGACGGCTGATCGTAGAGTTTGCAAACGGCTGATAGAGCCGGGAAAGGGGAAAATATGTCGGAATATATCGGCAACCGAATCGTCCCTCGCCATGATGGTGTCTGGGACAAAGCAAAAGAATATGAACCTCTTACCATTGTGTATGAGGAATCCACAGGCGACAGCTATATGAGCCGGAAACCTGTGCCGGCCGGAACGCTTCTATCACAGGAGGAATACTGGGCGATGTGTTCCCGGTTCTCGGAGCAGATGGCTCTGTACCGTCAGAATACGGCAGAAGAAGTGGAGCAGTTCCGCAAGGATACTGCGGCAGATGTAGAGCAGCTTCGTACAGATACTGCATCAGATGTGGCGGTCCTGCGCAAGATGACCGCGCAGGATGTGGCGGATATCACCCAGAAGGTCGATGCCGCAAATAGTGCGGTTGCGGCCAGTAAGTCCGAGATGGATAAGACTGCGGAAATGCTGAAAGCCCAGATCAATGCCAATGTCAAGGCATCTACGGACAAGAATGCCAACTATGCACAGGAGCTGGTAGATGCCCGTGTGGATGATGAGGGGAAGACTTATCCCACAGCCGGTGACAATATCCGTGCGGTCGGCAGGGTGCGTTCCATGCAGAATATCATGAAGAACTGGGTGATCAAAAATGGTTACGCAAACCAGAACGGCAACCTTGTAGCTTCGGAAAGCTGGCGCGTGGCGCACATGGTCCCGGTCAGCGGTGATGCGATTCTGGTGGACGGTCAGTTCGGCTATATGAGCGGCCGGAATGACTATAACAACGTGGTCTGCTATGACATGGACCGTAAGTTCCTCGGTGGCTGTTTCCGGGCAGAGAGCGGCAAGGTCTATGACAACTATGTGATCACACTGCTTCCGAATACCCGTTTCATCTCTGTCACCACCAATGAAAAGCTGTTCTCGAAGCTCTCGGTGTACCTCTATGACAACATGCTCCCGATGAGATTGCTGTCAAATTACGCAACAGGCTGGCAGTGGATGAACGGCAGCGTGGATATCAGGTTCACGGGCAGCAAGGTGACAGTCACATTCCCGGAGGGAAAGAGTGTGTATGTCTGCCGCCGTACAAATGGTATACAGTACGAGCAGACGAAACTGGTGGCGGAAAACAGTACCTCGTTTGACTTTGCAGTAGTGGGAAAATGGTGGGCGATCTACTATGATGGTGCGGAAGCATCCGCAAACGAGACGGGAGAAAAGACAGAAGTCCCTGTCATTAAGGTGGAAAATACAAGCGGCGATAGCTGGGGCGATCTATTCACAAAGGGCCGCTTTGTGTTTGCGGTCTTTTTTGACTGGAATGTGGTATACGCAGCTCCTTCGAGCAGCGGTACAGTCATCAATGGGATCGATTATGGCAATCCAGCCAAGATTGCGAATACTGCGATGACCTGGCACAAGTACCGTTCAGCAAAGATGTTCCTCGCTACAGGCCAGTTTGCGATCGATACGGTCAACCGCACCATTCAGGTCACGAAACGTATCCTGGCGGTTGTCGATAACGGTGCTTACTACTGGATCAGTGCTAGTGAGGAGCCGGTACCGATGTTGGATAGCACGGAAGCAGAAAAGCATCACATGCTGATCCTTGCCTATGACTCGTCCATAGATCAGATCAATCTTTACAACACTGCACAGTTCCGAGCATTGGGAGTAAACGGCTACTATATCGCTGCATGGTATGAAAACCATTTCTGGTATCCGCACATGAGCTCATCTTTCAGCATTGTACTGGATGGCACAACTTATAAGGCTGGTGAGCTTTTCGATGAAGAACGGCGTGATTCCTATATCGAAAAGAAGTATGAGGACCGCTTTCAGCAGCTCCGCACGGATCTTGCCGGTAAGGATTCCCGCCATATGTATCTGGCAAGCGGCGGTATTACCATTGACCAGGATGCCGGTACGATCCAGGTCAGTACCAAGTGTCTGGGTGTTCCGGATACGTTCCACTATGAGTGGATCATGGCAGGCGATCCGGTAGAGATGGCATTTAACACACCCAGCTCGACATTTGGTATGCCGATGCGCATCCTCGCTTATGATGCCGGTACGAAAACCATCAATCTGTACGACACCAGCCTGTTCCGAAAGCTGGGTACGAATGGTTTCTATATTGCATCCTGGTATCAGAGCAAGCTGTATAATCCGCACATTCACCCGGATGTGAAGTTCATTGTGGGCGGTAAGGAATACAAAGCGGGTGATCTCTTCGCAGATAACGCGGCATCTTTCATCCCGAAGCGTATCACGGATTATGTGCAGAAAGCCATTACTCCGGCTGTAGAGGATGACATCGTGACCCCGTCCCACTGGGACTGCATGGAGGGACGCCAGCTTTCCATCTTCTTTGACTGTCTTTCCCGCCACGATGGCAAGGAAAATCTGTATGTGCTCGCCAGAGGCACGAATGCACCGAGCCTGACCCGGAACGAGTACTGCATGAACTACACGCCGACGAAGGACAGTACGGATTTTGCACTGACCGTCCGCCGTCTGGATGAAGATGACTGCCATACGGTATCGTCCAAACCTGTCCAGGTCAGGGTCCACCATAAGCTGAAGGACAAGCTCACGAAGAATATCTGCATCTGTGGAGACTCTCTCGTGGACAATGGTTCTGTGGCAACGGAAGTGTACCGTCTGCTGGCAGAGGATAATGACTGCGTGATCCACCAGCTGGGAACGAGAGGACCGTCTGGCGGCAAGCACGAAGGACGCGGCAGCTGGACCTTTGCCCGGTATCTGGCAGATACGGATTACGCCGGCAAAACGAATGCGTTCTGGGACAAGATCAAAGGCCGTCTGGATTTCCAGAAATACTGCGAGACCAACGGCTATGAGGGCATCGATTACTTCCTGATCGCACTTGGCACCAATGATGTGTCACAGGGCACTACACTGTACCGCACGGAAGCAGAGGTGCAGAAGTTCGTGGATCAAGCGAAGCAGTTCATCGATGCGCTGCTGGATAAGGAAACGGGCTTCCCGAACTGCAAGATCGGTATCGGTCTTTGTGGTCCCGGCTCGGATTATTCTTATCAGTGCGGTTCCAGCATGGGTATCTTCCATATGAGTATCAACACGCTGAACCTTGCACTGATCAAGGCATTTGATGCTGGCAAGTATCGCAAAAACGTGACCTGTTTTGCCCACGGTCTTCGCACGGACCGCCGTCTGGCATTTCCGTATTCGGATAAGCCGGTGACGAACCGATTCACGGAAACCAGCCGGACGCTGACCAACAGCATCCACCCGTCCGGAAGAGGCTATCAGGCATGGGCAGACGGCTATTACTGCCAGATCCGTGCATGGCTGACAGAAGACAGCAAATAAATTTCCACTGTCCCTGACAGACATACCTCCCAAATGCCTGTGAAACGGTGTTCATTATAGAAGGAGTATACACAAGGCGGCATTGACCGTCTATTTTTATGCCCAAATGGGCAGGAAAGGACAAGATTATGCAGAATGTGATCGACAAGATTGAATGGATGTTCGCAGGTCTGGGTGGTTTCCTGGGCTGGTTCTTTGGCGGGTTTGACGGCTTCCTGTATGCACTGGTGGTGTTCGTGGTCTGTGACTACTTCACCGGGGTGCTGGCGGCAGCCATCAAGCATGAGCTTTCTTCTGAAGTTGGCTTTAAGGGCATCGCCAAAAAGGTGTGCATCTTTGTGCTGGTTGGAATCGCCAACATCATTGACACACAGATCATCCAGAATGGAGCCGCCATCCGTACAGCAGTGGTGTTCTTTTATTTGGCGAATGAAGGCCTGAGCTGCCTCGAAAACGCAGCAGTCATCGGTCTTCCTGTGCCGGAGAAGCTCAAGGAGATGCTGGCACAGCTGAAGGCAGAAAAAGAGAATAAGGACGATTGATCGATGGGGAGAGGTGTAACAGCCTCTCCCTCAAATTTTAGGAGGAATGAACCATGAGTAAGAAAGAGTATCCCGCAAAACTGACGACCGGTTATTACCGTGTGCGAGAAGTCTGGGAAGATGAGGCATCCCAGTTTGGCGCGTACCGTCTGCTGGCGAATGCAAAAGCCAAGTGCGATGAGAACCCCGGCAGCCGAGTGTTCGACAATGACGGCAACGTGATCTATCCGGAAGAGGCTGTCCCGGATACCGGCGCAGATGAGAGTGAGGAGAAAGCAGTCGTGGACGATATCCCGGAAGATAAGCCGGAAACCACAACCCCTGTGGAAGATACCCCGGCGGAAAAGGAAGCAGAGGATGAAGTTGATAAGAATGAGGAGTCCGCTGTGGATGAGAATGAGTTCCCGACTGCGGAGGAGCTTCCGGCGACCATTGCCTACGGCAAGCTCAAGACCCTTATGAACATCCGCAAAAAGCCGAGTCTGGATGCAGAGGTCGTAGCGGTCTACAAGAAGAATGCCCTTGTGGAAGTCGTGCAGTTCTGTGATGGCTGGCTGAAGATCAAATGTGCCGAAGCAGAGGACGGTGTGGCATATGTCCTGAACAGTGCGGATACCTATGCGTTCACAGCTGGCAGGATCTATACCGTTGTTCCCGGTGATAATCTCTGGAAGATCGCAGATAAGGAACTGGGAAGCGGCAGCCGCTGTGCAGATATCCGTGTGCTGAATGGGCTGACTTCCAACGCCATCCGGGTCGGCATGAAACTGCTGATCCCGTAACAACAGAATAACCACAGCACGAGGTTCAGAGTGATCTGGGCCTCAACTTTTTAGCAGGAGGAAATCATTATGGGATATACCAATAGTCCACTCGTTGTTTACACCAAGCTCTCCCCGAACCATTCCGGGCAGAGGACACACAGTATCGACCGCATCACACCGCATTGTGTGGTCGGTCAGCTTTCTGCGGAGAGCATCTGCGGCTGCTTTACCAGCACGAGACGTCAGGCAAGCTGCAACTACGGCATCGGTACGGATGGGCGGGTGTCACTTTGTGTCGAGGAAAAGAACCGCAGCTGGTGTTCGTCCAGCAATGCCAATGACCAGAGGGCTGTCACCATCGAGTGCGCCAGCGACATGAATGAGCCGTATGCCATGAACAGTGCCGTATATGACTCTCTCGTCAAGCTCTGCATCGATATCTGCAAGCGTAACGGGAAGAAGAAGCTCCTGTGGCTGGGTGATAAAAATAAGACACTCAACTATGTTCCGGCGGCAGATGAAATGGTGCTGACTGTTCACCGCTGGTTTGCCAACAAAAGCTGCCCTGGAAACTGGCTGTATGCCCGCCTGGGTGATCTGGCCGCAAGGGTAACTGTAGCACTGGGCGGTTTATCCTCATCCGGCATGCAGGCTTCTTCGCTCAAGAATCTCTCGGAAGCAGAAGCCGTGGCAAAGATCGGTCCGCTGTTTACTGCGAACCAGAAAACCACGGGCATCCTTGCCTGCGTGTCGATGGCACAGTTCATTCTGGAATCCGGCTACGGCAAATCTGAGCTGGCACAGAATGCCAATAACTGCTTCGGCATGAAGACTTCGCTTTCCGGGAACAGCTGGAGCGGCAGCAGTTGGGATGGCAAGTCCGTCTATACCAAGAAAACGCAGGAGCAGAACGATGACGGTTCGATGGTCACGATCACCGCTGACTTCCGTAAGTACGCCTGTGTGGAAGACTCCATTGCCGACCATGCGGCATATCTGCTCGGTGCGATGAACGGCAGCAGGAAACGCTACGAGGGTCTGGCAGGCTGCACTGATTACAAGAAAGCGGCACAGATCATCAAGGATGGTGGCTATGCTACCAGTCACACCTATGTGCAGGATCTCTGCAATATCATCGAGCGTTGGAACCTGACGCAGTACAATGCGGCTGCTGGAAGCACCACCATTTCCGGCTGGTACCGTGTCCGTAAGAGCTGGCAGAATGCCGCTTCCCAGAAAGGTGCGTTCCACGACCTCACCTATGCAAAGCAGTGCGCGGATAAGAATCCGGGCTATTATGTTTTTGACCCGGCGGGTAAGGCCGTCTACCCGGAACCGAAGTCTTCAGTCCCGTACACTGTGCGTGTATCCATTAAAGACCTCAACATCCGCAAGGGACCGGGCACGAATTACGGTAAGACCGGTTATTACACCGGAAAGGGCGTGTTTACCATCGTGGCAGAAGCTGCCGGTGCTGGTTCTGCAAAGGGCTGGGGCAAGCTGAAATCCGGTGCAGGCTGGATCGCACTTGACTTTGCATCCCGTATCTAAAAACAGTCCCCGTCCTTACAGGGCGGGGCGTACATAAACATTATTGCGAGGTGAATTAGCTGAATGTTAAAGAATATGAAAAAAGACACAGAACCAGGTGTGGGCTGTGCCTTTCAAAATGGGCTATTCCTGTCCGGTTAGCCGATCATATAAGATAACAGTTTCAGATGTTGAAACGCAAATCCGTTCTTTTTTCAGGATTGTTCGTGGGCGCTGGTTCTCACGGTAATCTCGGTCTGTTTGTGTAAAAGCAGAGCAGCAAACAAAATCACAAACGGAAATGTCACCTGATGAAGTTGATCGGATGATAAAGATAAAATCAATTGGCGGTGTAGCTTTAGAAATCAGGTAATCAGCTTGTATTTGGGTGCTGAAGGAATAAAAACGCGGCATGTAGGAATGGAGGATAAAGTCCTGTTCAATTGTTTGCTTTAAGCGAACCAATGCTTCCAGGCGGGGCTTTACACTTTCCTGATATTGAGAGCCTTTTTCGATCTGAGAAAGCATGATTTTTTTACGCAGGATCATGTCAAGCGTTTTTGACCGGTTGAATCGTGGCAGACTGACATCAGTCAAATATTGAAAACCTGCAAGATGCGGAAATCGCTCAGGTGGGAAAGCGAGAGTGATGGTATGAAGCTGCTTTTTGTAGCCATATGTAAAAACGTAATTGAACTGCATTAGTTCTTTCCACGTTAATGCCGCTTCATATAGTATATCGGTACTCATGCCATCATCTCCTTTGCCAAAAAATAAGAGCCCTGCCGTAGCAAGGCTCTCATTAAGCGTTTTTGTTCGATTCAAAGAATCTATTCGGCTTGTGGTTGTCGCATAACCCACGGGCAGGCTCCACAATCGGCTGAAACCGAACCAGTCCACTGCTTCAACGCCACGATAGCTGGTCAATGCCGCTATCCTCTAAGTTCATTATAACACAAAATAACCAGAACACAAGTACTCTGGAATAATTTGTGGCGTGTGAACTATCACGCTCAGTATTAGTATATGCGGAATCGGAAAAATCGCAACTGGAAAAAGAAACAAAATAAAAATAAAAATCGTGCAGATAAGACAATAATCTCCCAGATTATTCTCCGTCTTTCTGCGCCGAAATTACTTGATAATATCACGAAACAGAGGGAATATGTGACTGCCCAAAGAGAAGAAAACGGGCAGGAAAGGAGCGAAAACTATGAGTACTGGTACGGATTTCCTTGCAAATCTGCAGAAAAAGACTGTGAAGAATACAGTACAGCAGAAACAGCAGAAGAGAGTAAATGCATCTGCTGTGGATGTCTCGGTTTTACTGGAAGCCGCTCTTGGGAAAAAGAAACCTGTGGAAGCTGTGGCAGATGTTCGTCAAAGTACGGATGCTGCCACAGCTTCTTTTTTACCACTGGCTGATACGCACCAGGGCAGGTCTACTCAACAAAAACCCAAAAACGCATCAGATAAAAAACAGACACCCCAAAAATCAAAAGACATCGTGGACGCCGGTATCACAGCTCTTATCCAGAAAGCTCTGGATGCCAAAAAGGTCATGGCAGAGCCGGACATTGTAGAACGGCTGCAGAGCAGTATGGAGAGTGAGTTTACGAAGCTCTTCACACCGGAAGAACCGCAGGATAACAAGTTCGTTTCGACGGCGACCTTCCGGGCTACCAAAAAGAAAGCCGGAACCCTTAATGTGGCAGCTTACATCCGCGTTTCTACGGACATGAGCGACCAGGAGAACTCCTATGAAACGCAGGAAAAATACTTTAACCAGCTGATTGAAAATAATCCGGCATGGAATGCAGTCGGTGTGTACTCCGATTACGGCATCTCCGGCACTTCCAAGGAAAAGAGAACCGGATTCCGCCGACTGATGCGCCATTGTAAGGACGGGAAGATCGACCGCATTGTGTGCAAGTCCATATCACGATTTGCCCGAAACACGGCTGACTTTATGAGTGCACTGGATGTCCTGCATGACTGCGGGGTAACGATTCTGTTCGAGAAAGAAAATCTGGATACGGCAGACCCGACCAGCGACTTCATCCTTACGACACTGGCAGCCATTGCACAGGAAGAAAGCCGCAGCATTTCCAGCAACATCCGGCTGGGGCAGAAGATGCGCTTTCCGAAGGGGGATGTTCCAAACAAGATCATGTACGGATACCGCTACAATGGGAAGATGGTTACCTCCGAGAGCGGATATGAGTATAAAGATATTGAGATCGTTGAGGAAGAAGCCAGGGTCGTCCGGCGCATTTTCCATGAAGTCGTGGAAGGGAAAGCCTATACGGAGATTGCAAGGGGACTGAACATGGACAAGATTCCGGCTCCTGTCACCGACGCAGTGAGAGTAAGAAAGAAAAAATCCAAGAAAGGGCAGTTAAACAGTGATCTGCTGGATGGATGGACAGGCGGAAATATCACGCGGATCGTCCGTGCCGAGCGGTACATGGGTGCAGTCCTTATCCAGAAGAAGTTCACATCGGATTACCTGACACATGAAGTCCGGGACAACAAAGGCGAAGTCCCTCAGTATTTTGTCCGGAACCATCATCCGGCAATCGTTGACGAGGACCTGTTTGAAAAGGCACAGGAAGTCGTAAAAGTAAACAGCGATTTATATAACAGGACAAGATCCGGCAAGAAGCCGAGAGCGTTTTCCCAAAGACTAATCTGCGGGGAGTGCGGCCGCTTTTTCCATGTGACAAACGGAAATGGGAACTATCCCATCTGGCGGTGCCCGACGAGCAGCCGGACGACAGGAAACCGTATCTGCCATGCAGAAAAAGTATACGAGGAACAGGTTGTCCGAGCCTTCCGTAAAGCAGTTCTGGAGCGGTTCCGGCTGACGCTTAAGCCCATCCATGACAACGTGGCTGTGGCAGACATCATGAGCGGCCGGTTCAAAGAGCAGTATGACAACTTCACCCCGGAAGCAGATTCTTTTGTAAGCCAGATGCTTGCACGGCTGGAGAGCATTCAGAAGCTGGATTTTATGGAACGCGACCGTGCTTTTTATAAAAAGCAGATAGCGGCCGCACACACCAGTGTGGAAAGCACCAGTAAGAAGATCCGGCTCCTGAAAAGTCAGGTGGATGTGATGCAGACCCGTCTGGAACTTCTCGGTGACGAGATGATCGACCCTGCTTCTATTGAGGAGAAGAAAAAGCTCATTGAGAAACTGGAGTGTGATATTCAGAAGGACACGGACACTGAGCAGAAACTGACCGAACAGCTCGACTATATGGAAGACTACTGGGAAGAACTGGAGGGCGATTATGAACGAAGGGAAAAGGCAATCGGGTGGATGAAGAGCCTCCCGGCGGGGCGGGATGGTACGGTGGCCTTTCTGAATGAAGTGACCGAAGAACACTGCAAGGCATTCCTCCTCTCCATCACGATCCATTCACCGCTGAAGTTTACGGTCCACTGGTTCGATGACACCAAGACCGAGGTAGAGATGGATTCCAATATTGAAGATTACCGCAATACCGCAAGCTATTATGACGGGCATACGATGCGCGACGGCAGCCAGCGGAAGAGGCATGTAAGATAAGACCAGTTGCAAGGCTGGAAGAAAGGAGCAGATTATGACAAGACAAAAAGTGGATGTGATCCCCGCCAGTGTGCGCTCGGTACAGAACGGCGGGCAGCTGAAAAGCCAGACCAACATCCGTGTGGCGGCTTACTGCCGTGTTTCCACCGGCGATGAGAGCCAGCAGACTTCCTACACGACACAGAAAGCATTCTACAAAGACCTCATCACCCGGAAGCCCGGCTGGATCTTTGCCGGCATCTACGCGGATGAAGCAAAATCTGGTACCAACCGGGAGCATCGAGAGGAATTCAACCGCATGATAAAAGATGCGATGGATGGAAAGCTGGACTACATCGTTACAAAGTCCATTTCCCGATTCGCACGAAACACCATCGACTCCCTGACCTGTACCCGTGAGCTTCGGCAGCTGAAGCCGCCCGTGGGTATCTATTTCGAGAAAGAGAATATCGACACGCTGGATGCCAAAGGTGAGCTGATCCTGACGATCCTTTCTGCACTGGCACAAGATGAGAGCCGTTCCATTTCCGATAACATCCGCTGGAGCATTCAGAAGAAGTTCCAGTCTGGTGTCCCGCATATCAATCTGAAACGGATGCTGGGGTATGAGCTTGGGGCAAATAAGCAGTGGGTCATCGCGCCGGAGCAGGCAGAGATCATCCGGTACATTTTTGACCGCTTCGTGAAAGGCCAGACGGCGAATAAGATCGCTCAGGAGCTGAACCAGATGGAAAAGTTCACGGTCAATGGAAAGAAGTGGAGTGCCAGCTCGATCCTGATCGTCCTGCGGAATGAGAAGTATGTGGGCGATATCGAGATGCAGAAGACCATCACCAAAGACTTCCTTACCCACCGTTCAAGCATTAACAAGGGCGAAGCACCCCGCTACTATGTGAAGAACCATCATGTGGGTATCATCGACCGTGTGACTTGGGACAAAGTGCAGACCATGCTGTTCGAGAAGCCGAGGGCAGACATGACGAAAGGCCCCGGCAAGAAAAAGGTAAAGAGCATTAAGGGTTCTCCGTTTGGAAACCTGCGCTGCGGTGCGATCCTGGAGAATGGGCCGGATGCCGGAAAACCCTGCGGGGAAGGATTCTTCCGTACAACCTACACGGGTGTGGCAAATGGTTACAGCGATGAGCGGAGTCTTAAGGCGACTGGTGAGGATACCGGAGAGTATCTGGAAAAATACACTTATTCGTATCCCGTTTGGCGGTGCAAGCGTAAGGTCGGGGAGCGGGACGGTGAGCCGCCGAAGAACGGTTCTCCCGACCAGAAAGCGTATTGCCGGAGCAAGAAAGGCTGCATGTCGGATGAGGAAAAGGAAGCTGCAAACAAGCGCTGCCCCTCAGAACGCTACCATGAGTGTGCGCTGGAGCAGAGTTTCATGGAACTGCTCTACAGCATGAAGCGTGATTTTGAACAACACGGAGATGCCTCCATGATCGTGACGATGTTTGACAATGCCTATGAGCAGGCTGTCCGGCTGGCGAATAACAACAGCATCTCGGTGCAGAGGATGGCAACGGTGGAAAATCAGATCAAGGAGATGGAAGAACGCCTGCAGGATGCCATCAGTCATCAGGTGGCGGCGCTTCGGGAAGCTGCACTGGAACAGAATGTGGAACTGAATGAAGCCCTTTCCAACGGGGAGGTGACTATTGACGACATCGACCTGGACATCCGAAGCGGACTGACACCAGGAAGCATCGGAGTGAGCTTCTATGGGACAGAAACGGAGGAAGGCTCGGAAGCCCAGATTTATACAGAGCTTGTGAACGACCTGCAGGAACGGCTGAAAACACTCCAACAGGAACGGCAGACGATAGAGGAAGAACAGGGCGTGCTGGCGATCATGAAAAAGAACTTTGAATATTTCCTTGCCTGCCTGAAAGAACTGCCGGATACCAATGCAGGCGGAATGCCGTTAAGAGTCAACGGCCTGGATGTACAGGGAAGTCTTCTGAGAGATGTAGACGGCAAGCCCATCGAGGGCCGGGTGTCTGCCGTGACAAGGGGCAGGCTCAAGCTGACTCCTGAGCGGATCGCAGAAGCACCAGATATGCTCCACTTTGAAAAAGGCATCTACTGTGCTTTTGTTGAGAGCGGAGTACTGCAGGGGGATGTGGCAACCTATAAGACAAACTTCGGTGTGACACTGACCTCAAAGGGCAACCGCAGAACGCTTGACAGCTTCATGGGCTATAAGCGGAGTGACATGGACGGCAATGTGGTCTATGTGGACGCTCCTTATAAGGTGTACGGATTCAGCATTCAGTACCGCAGATACCTGACAACTGCAGCGAAGCGCGAGAGGGAAGAAGCGGTGTGATAGAAGGAGATAGGACCCTGCCAGGTATGGCTTTTGTGGCTGCATCTGGCAGGGCTTTTTTTTGTTTTTTAGGTTTTATTGTGCTGCTATTTTGCCTGCTTTTTTGTCTTGTCTTTTTTACCCGTAAGGATTGCTATGTGCAGAGTCCTGTTATATGTTGTGGGTGGCGAGAAATACACATACGACAGAAAATACACATAGCGAGGAGTGTTTGAAATGAAAGATGTAGCTGGGATGCTGGCAGAGAAATATGGTGCAACAGCTGAGGAGATTGTGGCGGCCGGTGCTATGAAATTATATCTCCAGAGCATGGAGCCGGCAGAGGCACTGAGAAAGGTGAGGGCTGTGTATGAGCCAAAAGTGATCCGGCTTGACAGTGGCGAAGGCGTGCCGGTACAAAGCAATATTGATGGTGCAAAGTACGCTGCGTTCATCGATGAGTCTGCGGTGTTTGCGGATCAGAAGATGAGAGAGCGTGGGGATGCACTGGCAGACATGGTTATGGAAAAGTTGAAAGCCGTGGATGGAAAATGCCTGATCGAGTGTGCCAGCGTGGAGTTCATGAGTTTTATCGAGGATGTATATAGGAGTTTGCATCGGCGTGAATATTAATGAAAAAATTTACAGGTGATCATTTCCAAGGCGTTGATGGGGTTGATTATTTTTTTAGAAGAGCATGACCGCTTGAAATAAGCGTGCTTTGATGGTAAGATATTGATGGGGAGATTTATTCTTCACAACCTGAAAGAGGGTGATATCCGATGAATAAGTGTAGAGATTTGGATTTCGAGCGAAAGCATGAAGAAGATCTTCAAAGATTGCGAGGTTTTAGGCTTTTGGATGATGATTTCATGAGCAAAGTCTTTGAAGATATAAAGTGTGCAGAATTTTTGTTGCAGATTATTCTGAATCGAGACGATCTGAAAGTGAAAAAATCCAATAGCCAGTATAGCGTTAAAAATTTACAGGGAAAATCTGTGCGGTTGGATATTCTTGCAGTGGATAGGGAAAACCGTGTATACAATATTGAAATTCAGCGAAATGATAAAGGTGCTGGTGTTAAGCGAGCTAGGTATAACAGCGGTATAATCGATGCGAATGTTACTGAACCAGGCGAGCAGTATGAATACCTGAATGAAACTTATGTGATTTTCATCACAGAGAATGATGTTCTTAAAAGAGGACTTCCGATATATCATATTGACCGTATGATTAAAGAAACAGGAGAATCATTTGGTGACGAATCGCATATTATATATGTGAACTCTCAAATCAAAAATGAAACGGCACTTGGAAAACTGATGCATGACTTTTCTTGTACAAGTGCAAAAGATATGTATTATGAAGTATTAGCTAATCGAGTACAGTACTTCAAAGAAGATGAGAAAGGAGTGGCGGTTATGTGCAAGGTTATGGAAGACATGAGAAATGAAGCTGCAAGAGAAAACTCTCTGGAAACAGCCCGTAGCTTGCTGTTGATTGGAAAGCTAACTTATGAGGAAATAGCGCAAGCTACGAAACTCACAGTTGATGAGGTAAAAGAACTAGATGAGAGAAGAAGTGCATAATTGAAACTCATCGCCTACCGGTGCAGTGTGTAACTATTGATATGCTTTTTCCATTGATGGCAGAGAAAACCAGATGTCTAAAAAACTGAAGGAGTGAGCGAAATGTGCAAGCAGATGGAAGATTTAAGAAATGAGAGTATTCTTGAGGGCATCGACATTGGCGACCTTAGAACGACAGTAAAGTATTATAAAAAGGGCAAGATTACCCTTGAAGAAGCTGCTGAGGACTTGAACATGACTGTGGAAGAATTTAAAGAGAAGATGAACCAAATTCCAGCAGAAGCAGTATAAAACATACCAGCCCACTGGCGCACTGTGTAGATTCCTACATGGTCCGCTGGTGGGCTTCTTTTTTTGTCCTTACCCGCATAAACCACAGACAGCACTTCGGTGTGTTCCAAAGTGCAGTTGTGGCTTATGCGGGCTTTTTTGTTATATGATCAACAAGTTATAAAATCAAACTCCTAAGCCGTATAAAATTGCTTTCATCTCCTTTACCATCCGGGTGAGAATCTCCTGTTCAATTGCATTACAGTCTAAAAGCAGACGGTGGATCTCGGAATCGGCAGTGGACGCGGAGTGCGCCAAACTGTCTACAAGAAGATCATCTGCTGAGATGTTAAGAATATTAGCAATGTCGACCAGAGTTTCAAGGCTGGGGCGGCTAATTGCCGCTTCAATCTGACTGATGTGTTTGCGAGATACATTCAATTTTTCGCAAAATTGTTCCTGAGTTAATCCGGATGCGTTACGGAAAGTGCTGATACGCTTTCCAAGTGCAGTATAATCTAATGCCATGTATGTTCCTCCTTATGTGTACCCGCATAAGGCTGTTACGATTATCCCGCAGAGAAAAATACATAGCAACTTGATTACAGGAATTCTAAGGCCGCAAAGGTCTACACCTCTATCTGTTATGTGGTCTAAGGCTGTTTTGCCACCTGTTGGGTGGCAAAAACGATGATGCGCCACCTGATGGGTGGCAGTCAAAACACCACACATACTCTATAATATAAATGTAGAAAAGACTGCACACAGAAAGGGACGATGATGACGAACAAAGAAGAAAAAGGGATTCTTACATTATACAGTGATGTACAGGCGACTTCTGTTCGTTGGCTGTGGTATCCATTCATAGCAGTTGGAAAGATCACATTGCTGCAAGGTGACCCCGGTGATGGCAAATCCACAATGATGATGCACCTGATAGCCGAGTTGTCTAAGGGAGGAGCCTTGCCAGATGGTAAAACCATCGGAATGCCGCAAAGGGCTATTTACCAGTGCTCAGAAGATGGCATTTCAGATACCATTAAGCCCCGGCTTGAAAAATGTGGGGCAGATTGCAGGAATGTGGCCTTCATAAATGAAGAAACATACAGTGGCCTGACACTGGATGATGAGCGCATCCGGCAGGCTATTATAGAATTCCGGCCGCGGCTGGTAGTTATCGATCCGATCCAGGCATATCTTGGAAGTGATTCCGACCTCCAGATTGCAGGAAGAGCCAGAAGGCTGATGCAGCGTCTTGGCATGTGGGCATCTATGTATGACTGTGCCATTGTGCTGATCGGACACCTTAATAAAAAAGAGGGAACAAAGGGTCTTTACCGGAGCCTTGGCAGCATCGATGTTGTTGCGGCTGCCCGGAGCGTTCTACAAGTAGAACGGGATGCGGAAAAGTCAGATATCCGCATTGTGCGGCAGATAAAAAACAGTCTGGCTCCGTCAGATGGTGAAATCAAATTCTCGATAACAGCGGAGCAGGGCTTCAAATGGCTGGAGTGTGAAATTAAGCCAGATCCATCAGCGGAGCCGGAAACACCAGTTTTTGAGTCAAAATCTGAGAAGGCGGCGTATCTGATCAAGAAGCTGCTTTCCGGGGGTGACATGAGATCCAGAGAAATCTATATGCGGATGAGCGATGAAGGTATCAGCCGCAGGACAGCAGAAAATACAAAGAAAGAACTCGGCATCCGGAGTTATCGGAAGATGCGACAGTGGTACTGGAGCATGAAGCCGGAGGAATGAGAGGAAGCAAATGATAAGCAGTGGAGCAGAGGCGGCAGACCGCAAGCAGAGAATCAGAGACAGATATAAAGGCGTGGATACTTCTGAGTTGGAAGTTATCCCGGCAAAAACTGTGGAGGGGCTTGGAGAAAGCACCTCTATCCGTCGTGTTGCCGCATATGTCCGTGTTTCCACTGATAATGATGAACAGACTTCTTCGTATGAACTTCAGAAAAATTATTACACGGATTATATCAAGGCACAGCCGGGATGGGAATTCGTTGGAATCTATGATGATGAAGGCATCAGCGGTACATCGTTGGAGCATCGCAAAGGAATGCAGCAGCTGATCGAGGACTGTAAGGCCGGAAAGATTGACCTGATCCTCACAAAGTCCATCGCCCGTTTCGCCAGAAACATTGTGGACTGTCTTTCCGTCATTGAAACACTGAAAAATCTTGACCCGCCCGTGGGTGTAAAATTTGAAGCGGACAACATCTACACACTGGACAGTAACGGCCGCATGATCCTGACGATTTTGGCATCCGTGGCAGAGGAAGAATCTCATTCCAAGTCTATCATTATGAACTGGTCCATTGACCGCAGGTTCAGCCGTGGACTGTTCCTTACGCCGGCCCTGCTCGGATATGACCAGGACGAGGATGGCAGCCTTGTGGTGAATCAGGACGAAGCACAGACGGTGAAGGTGATTTACTATTTGTACCTGAACGGATTTTCCTTCACCGAGATTGCAGAGCTACTGACAGATTATGGCCGGAAGACAAAACTGGGGAACACGGAGTGGAATCCCGGCACTCTTGCAGGAGTCATTGCTAATGAACGCCATTGTGGGGATGTATTGGCGAGGAAGACCTTCACACCGAATTTCCTGACGCATAAATCAAAGAAAAACAATAACGACCGGACGCAGTACCGGCAGAGAGATCATCATGAGGCAATCGTGTCCAGGGAAGTCTATAATGCGGCAAATCATCTGCGGGCATCCCGGAGTTATACAAAGAAAAATCGCCCACTGCCAGTCCTGAGTGTGGTGAATGATGGAATCTTACGCGGATATGTGCCTTTTGATAAGGACTGGACCGGCTTTTCGGCAGAAGAATACCGGGAAGCATCTGAAAGCGTTATGCGGGAAAAACAGCAGGATACGGTAGAAGTCATGAACCGTTTAGACCTCAGCGGATATGAAGTTGTGCGGGCACAGTATTTTGCTACTTTACAGAATCCGGCTATGACGATCTCCAATGGCAAGCTGCGCTTTAATACAGCCTGCCTGAAAAAGTTTGAAGATGTGGAGTATGTAGAACTGCTCCTGAATTCGGTTGACCGCTGTATTGCCATTCGCCCATGCGAAAAGGATAATCCGAACGCGATCCGCTGGGGCAGGCTGAAAGAGGGACGCTGGTGCGCCAGTACACTCGGATGCCGCGGTCTGGCAAAAGCCCTTTTTGACATGATGGAATGGGAAGAAGGTTTGAAATACCGTTTCCGTGGGCAGCTCGTGGGACAGGACGATGACAAGCTGATGCTGTTTGAACTGGATGAGCCGGAAATGGTTAAAGTAGAAGAAATTATCCTGCCATCCAAGGAACAGGATGAAGAAGGAAAAACCGTCAAGCAGACGATCTATATCTTCCCACCAGAATGGGCAGGTACTTTTGGAAAGCCGATCACAAGTATTGCACAGGTCGGGATTTTACAGCAGGAGCATTACTCTGGAAACTGGGATGTACTTCGGCCGGCAGCAGAGATAGAAGAAATGAACACTTTTACCGCAGATGGCCTGAATGCTCTGCTCCATGAAGCGGAAAAAATAATGGAAGGATGGACTGACACAGATGAATGAAAATACGAACACCATGCCACCGGAAGAGCAGGCAGAAAATGATAGAGACGCAAGAGCGGAAGAATTAGAAAGTACATTTTCCTATGATGGATACCAGGTCGTGCGGAAGGAGCTGTTTGCACATCTTCGTGACCCTGCAATTGTGATCCGCAAGGACAGCATCACATTTAACACAGCCTGCATCACTGGGCTGGAAGATGTGGTTTATGTACATGTCATGTTCAACAGTGATTTGAAGCGCATTGTTGTACGCGGTTGTGATGAAAATGACAAGGATGCCCTGCGCTGGTGCATCGCCAAGCCGGATAAACGTAAAAGCCGGAAGATGACCTGCAAACCGTTTTCAGAACTGGTGTATAAGGAAATGGGCTGGGATACCGAATGCCGATATAAGATGCTTGGGTACAGAATTTCATTTGAAGGGGAAACTCTGTATGTTTTTGACCTGCTTGTGCCGGAAATCTTCCATGAAGGCCAGAAACGAAAAAATGGAACAGATCAGAAAAATGCACAAGAGACAAAGCCTGCAAATACCAGAAAGGGATTTTACCCAGATGATATTGCGGGTACTTTTGGCGTACCTGTAGAAGAACATCTGAAAGAATCCGAAGTTCAGCAAATGGATGGCTATGTATCGGTGGGGATGCTGACGGGTAAGACCATCCCCGATACCGGGCTTGATTAA